TTAATTTCCTTGAAAGTCCATTCTGTCTAACCAACTATTCCAGTTTATATAGTCGTCATCAAAACCAATGTATTTAATTATCACTAGAGGTAATAAAAGTGCTAAGGGCTTATGGTAGGTAAATAATGAATAAGTAACAGATTGATTATTTTGATTGATAGTTTTTTCTAATTTCCCGTTGTGAAATAGAGAGCTACGAACGTGAGCATAGCTTGATATAGATTTTAATAAATTACCTGCATAATTTTCTCTTACATCAAACCCATAGTCCTGTAAAAATTTTGAGATTGGTTCCGAACAGTTTTTTGAATCATTGTTTAAAACCTCTCTACTTAAAGATTCTAGAGCAGAAAAAAGAAGATAATAAGATATATCAACATAGTCTCCTCTCATACGATAAACCTCTATTATTCGAAAAAAAGCACCTCTGAATATTTTATTATTTGGATCCGATTGATCTTTTAATTTATTAAGCGCCATTTGAATAAAATTCTTTCGAGAGTCTCTTGATATTGAATCACTAATTATAGTTGGAGAAGATTTATTTTTAAGTTCATCTCTTATTTTAAGAGGATAATTTTCTGGCAGATCATTATATTCATACTCATTACTTAGTTGATTAGTGATTATAATATCTTTTTTCTCTATAAAAGAAAGTACCGACTCTAAATCATATATTAACTGTCGGTAGTTTAAGTTTTGTTCATTAATAATTTCCAAGAATGCTGTTAGACTGTATTGTTTTTGATCTTTGTTTTTTATTGGAATTAATCTAAAGTCGTTAAAGTCAGTTATTATCGAACAACCATATCCATAAACCCCAAATCGAATCATTAGCCAAATATCTCCATTCAATAATTAATATGTATTACATTCCCACAAACCTTTTTCTAAATTCATCCTCCAAACTTTACCATTATGCAAACAGTTTTCTCTTGGTTCATGTGGGAATATTGGAATAGGTGTTTTTGATGAAATTTCCTTAAGTCTATGTTCTCTGAACTTAATAGCTTTATCTAATGATTTAATAGCTTTTTCATACCTTGAAATACTTTTTATTAGTTTATTTTTAGAATAGATTCCTACTCCCAAAATATTAATATCCAATAATTTTTTTTCATAATAAGTTGAAAAAGGTGAAGATAAAGTAGCAGACTGGCCACTAACTTCTTTAATAACCTTTGGAGAATCATTTATTTGGTAAACAATTTTATGCCTTAAATTATTTTTTAATTTTTTAGCATTTGCGATAGACATAGGAATATAAAACCAAGTATTGTTTAAGTAGTTAATCATATCAGCATCAGTTGTAAGAAGTTGGTTAAAATACATGTGGGTACTTTCAACTTCCACAGAAACACCAAATGCGTTGGCTTTAGTAGAGGTATAATTTTCCCTTTTATTATTTAAAGAAACCCGATAATTTTCTTTTTTTACCTTATCTAGAATAGATCCATATGACGAACTTATTTCACCTATTTTTAGGCTCCATTTTTCTGAGTCAGCATTATATATAAATCCTTGTGGCTCATAGTCAGAGGCATATACGTTTATTGAAAATATCTTACTTTTTAGTTTATTTTCTCGTTGGTTTTTTCTTTCTTTAAAGTCTAAAGATTTTTCAAATTCTCCTTGTTTCAAATCATTTAGATTTAATTCTTCAATTAGATTACTTACATTATTAAAGTCATTTTTATTTAATCGACCTTTTAGTTTGATAGATATAGCATCAGCGCTTTGTCGATATTTCTTTAATCTATCTTTGAGAATTTTAATATTATTTTTTTCATCTTTTATAAATTTGTCAAACTTTATTTTTTTTGTATCTTTTTGGATATTTTTAATTTTACTTTGATCTTTATTGTTAAGAAGTTTGGGTGTTGTTTTTTCATGCTCATTAACTACATTTTCAGGTGAAGAATTAGTGCTAACACAGCTGCTTGTTAGAATAAATAAAAATACATACAAAAACAATTTCATTATCTAAATCCTTTCGTTTACTATTCACTTTTTTGTATCAAGATTTGAACAAGCTGAGTAATATAAAAATATTACAGATGTAGTATTAAAGTCCTGGTTCCAAAGGGCATAATGGCTACAAATATTTTAATTCTTCAATATTTTGCTGCCATTTATTATAGTCATAACCTTGTCCCTGAATGAATTTTCTCACTTGAGCATCTTGGGCCATAATTGAGTTTAAATAGTCAGTTAAAACCTCGTGCATTCGACAAGCACCTATTCTTAAATTTTGAGATTTAGGATATTTTTTTGATATAACACATTCATCACTGTTATCTCTAGCTGAAGCAAGTTTTCCAATTATTTCGTTTTTATCATACCCTGCTGGAAGGCTATTTGCAGATTTTCCAACAAAATAAAGCCCAACAATTATTAATAATACCACTAAAAAAATTAATTTCATTTACCACCCCCATACAAATATATTTTTAACTATTTTCGTCAATCATTTCAAGCGAAGTGTTTAGTTAATGAATATTGTTACCATCAACATTACCAATAATCTGCTGTTCTGGTATTCAAATAAACTCTGTCTTTATATCCATTACACCAAACAAAATAAACTGGTGCTGGTTTCTGATTTTGTGACCTCATCCATCCATCACCACTAAGTTCTCTTATTGAACACCTTCCGCTTTTGACTAGTTCTTCTGATGCCTTTATAAAAACTGATTTATATCTTGAAAAGTCATCTGAATTTTTAATAGCATTAGCTATTGGTGAGTTGTAATTTACATTCTTTTTAACTGGTTTGTTTTTTGATAAATACATAGCGAATACCCATCTTGCTACTGCTTTGTTTTGTCCTTCAACTATTCCATCATACCATTCTGTAATTCTTGCCCATCCATTTACTACATCATAAACTTTAACTTTCTGTCCTTTGTCTAATGTATTTGTGATCTTCCCATTTTTTGATGGTTCAAGTCTTTCATTTAACCTGTTTGATGTTACATAATATGTTCCTTGTTCCATTGCTGCTGAATAAACATATTGTGTAAATATTACCAATAAAATAAAACCTATTATGGTATTTTTCATAAATAATCCTTTCTAATGTTTCTTAATTGACTATGGAAAAAAACCCAAATAGTACCGTTTCTTGAATTCTTATTCCAATGCAGAAAGTTCAGTATTTAACCTTTCAATATCTTTTTTTAAAGATTCTACAAAAACAGTAGTTACTTTTGCATTAGATGAGTTTTTGTATTTTCCAGAATTCCAAGCATTACTCTCTAATTCAGCTTTATGTAATATTTGCTCTTTCTTTTCTATTTCATTAATTATTTCTTGTTTTTTACTCATGCTTTTCCTTAATCACATTGTGTAGTTTTCATAAAAATATTACATTTCCTACAACAAAGACATTTTCAATTTGCAGATTTTCCAACAAAACAAAGTCCGACAATTATTAATAATGCTACTTAAAAAAAAATTCATTTTAATAACTACAACCCCTGGTTAACTATACAATTTTTAAGTTTATCCAGGTTTCCTTCTTGATTTTCTGGAAACTTGTCGCCGCACTCTATTATCTTGGTTGTGCATGTTGTGTCTCTGGTGCGAGCAGAACTCCTGACACATTCCATCATTTTATCGCCATAATAATTTGTATATTCTTTCTTTTTACTTGCTTGATTTTTAAGTTCATTTATTTCAACTTGTTTTAACCCTAATGAGGTTGAAATTGCTTTTTTCGCACCTTTAAGAGTAAATGTTGTTTCTTTGTATCCGCCTGTTGGTGAAAAATGTCTTACAACAATTTTATTCCCCTCCATTAGATTAAGTATTAAATCATTAGGAATATTTCCCTTGCCATGCCATATATTAAAAGTTATCCATTTTGGTGTCCAAGAATAGAGATGCATTTCCAGCGAATCTTGCATTCGAGCTATCTCTGATAAATCTACGGGGTTATTCTTGTCTATTCGAAATATAATTAAATTTTTATTGTCTATTTGATCAATTGATTTGTTTGATAATCTAAAAGATCCCCATACATTAAGAGCATTATCAAGACGATAAACAGAAAAAGAGTGTCCTAAGTTATTTTCTACTATAGCCTCTTTCCTTTCTTTGTCAGTCATTGAGTCTATTTCTGTTTTAACTCTCCATTCAGCACTAACCGTGAAATTACAAAATATCATCACTACTAATATTAATGACACAAATAAATTTTTCATCGCCCCACCCTAATAAATTAATTAAAAATAAATATTACCAGATAGTTACTAATAAAAAAACGATTTATGCTCATAGTATATGCAGATAATATCTATCCTCTTATTACCGATTTACTTTCATTAAACTCAGTTCCAAATATTTCAACTGCTCTATTACCAGCGTCTGGATTAGCGTCTGGAATCCATTTTCCATAAACACGAGCAATCATTGTCCAGTCTTTGTGACCCATTTGTTTGGCAACCCACATTGGATGTTCGCCTGCTGAAAGCATCATACTGGCGTAGGTATGTCTAGTTTGATACTGTCTTCTATATCTAACTCCAGATTTTCTAATCGCCCTCTTCCAATGATTTCCAATCACTTGATGACCAGTCCATGCTTTATCTGTATTTGGGTTATGGAAAATTTCTTCATCTTGTAAAAACGTATATTGTTTTTGTTTTTTTAGCGCATCTAATGCCGCTGGTAATAATTTAACATCTCTTTTTCCAGCTTTAGTTTTTGTTGTTTCTACTTTCTGTGCAGCTTCTGTTAATGCCTTAGATACTCTGACAGATCCATTTACAAAATCTATATCGTCCCATCTCAATGCCACTGTTTCAGATGGTCTTAACCCTGTCCAAAATGAAAACTGAAAAACATTACGAACCTGCCCTTGCATTTCTCCTAATATAAGTTGCATTTCAATAACAGTGAAAGGATCAACATCATCATCTTCTTTAACTTCTTCTTTTCTTGAATACGTCCACTCAGCAAGGATATTGTATTCAATTATTTCGTCTTCAACTGCCTCTGATAATGCTGTGCGAAGTGGAGACAATATGTTTGATATGTATTTGTTTGAAACAGTTAATTTTCTTGCCCATTGTTTTACATGAACACGTTTTAAATCGGATAAATTAAAATCACCAAATTCTGGTATTAGTTTATTGTTAATAATTTTCCGATACCCATCATATGTTGAAGATGATACCTCTTGTTTTTTATTACTGAGCCAACTTGATAAATATTGTTCTACTGTTTGTATATCACCAAGTTTTTTTGCAAATTTTATTGCGTTTTTTGAGTCTGGAAATGTAGATTTGTAATCAAACGTGCCAGATTCAATTGCTGCTAATATAGCGCACCGATGCTGATGAGCACGTTTTAAGTTAGTGGCAGTGGGCTTGAGTTTGACTTTTTCTCTGCAACGAGTTCCGTTATACCTGAAATCGATTTCGATACTGGTTTTAGAAGCTGGTTTGACCCCCTCAAAATTTGGTAATTCTCGACCCATTCTTCATAACCCTCTTTATTAATTAATTGGCGACCGTCAGGCGCTTTAATCCATACGTTACCCTCAACCCAAATTCCTTTGTTGATTTTTTTTCTGATAGCATTTTCAGTGTAACCCGATTCCTCAGAAAACTTTTTAATTGTAACGTATTTTGTTGACATTATAACACACTATTATTTACTTTTCCATATGGAAATTTCTATTTGGAAATATTTTTACCCACAAGTTTGGCAATTTGTTCTCATGTATCTATAATATTGTTCGTTTAACAATGCTATCTGAGAATGCAATTCATCAACTACATCAAAATTCCTGTTTTTAACCGCTATATCGATAAGTTCTTCTGCAGTTTTTATATCATCTTCTAAAGTTTTTAAATCCATTTTCATATCCCTACTTGTTAAATTTTTCTAAATATTTACATAAACACAATGGAACAAATACCATCCAACCGATGAACACAATTAGCCATAAAAATCCTAATAAATATTCCATATCAAACCTCAATTTCGCCGTTTTCCAGCCCTTCTATAAATTCAATTAATTGTTTACCTGTGACTCTAAGAGTTGGATATATACCGTTTTTATGAGTCTTATCACCTAAATTAATTGATTTTAGTTTCCCATCATTTATATAGTTTTTAATTTTGTCTGTACTTACCTGAAAAATTTCAGCGACTCTTTCCAATTTAAATACCAAATCTATTTCTGTAAGTTTTGTTCTTAAATCCTCAAAATCAGCTTCTGGTGGTCTATACACATTATGTAAAGGATGCTCTTCTGTGATTGCTTTTCTTTCTGCTTTTAACGCATTTTCTTTACAATCGAATCTTTCAATTGTCATATTCGCTATGCTTTTATACCAAGTACTATTGTTTTTATGACCGCCTATCCTGTTCAGTGCATTTAAAGATGTACCTACATATAACAGATGTCCTTCTGCATCAAAATGTCTATACAAATTGTGTCCATTTTCTTGGAGCTCGGCCATATGTATCTCCGTTAAGCGACTAATTTTAATTCTTGATTTCGATAATCACTTATCGCTGTTTTTAAATCATTTTGTTCTTTGTCCTTATTTTCTACAGCATTAATAACAACCAAATCGATAGTATCTTTTGCGATTATGCGGAAACATTGAACAGCATTTTTCTGCCCTTGCCTGTTGACTCGCCCATTAAATTGTTCATAATATTCCAGGTTGTAATTTAATCCGAACCAGACGAGAATATGACAAGAGGCTTGTAAATTTAAACCATGTCCCATGCTGGCTGGATGACCGATTAACAGTTTTATTTCACCTCTATTAAAACGTTCAACCATATCAACTACTTCTTTTTCAGAAGCGCCTGTCATACATTCAGCAATATCTTTGTAACGTTTTAAAAGTTCTTTTTTTTCTGATTGGAAATTGTAGGCAAGTAGAATTGGTGAATCGCCAGTGAGTTCTAATATCTCATCAAGTTCTTTATATTTGGCATCATGAATAAATTCTTCCTCTACTTCATCACCAAATTCATCAATTTTGTTGTAGATAATTCCACTTGTAAATTGTAATAATTTATTTGCCATATCTACTTTACTATTAACTTCAAGAGGTTTACCGCTATCAAGTTCTATAAAAAAATCCTTTTCTAATCCTTTATATTTTTTAAATTTACGCTGAGGTAATTCAATAACTCTATCAATAACAATAAATTCTGGCATATCTAAATAATCATTAGCTGCAAGTTCTATTGTTATGTCTTTTACCTTATTTATTATTCTGTCTTTAGTGTCAAAACGTGCTTCATATTTTTTAAAATTTCCAAAATCAATTGAGTTAAAATATCTCTCACGAAATTTATAAAAACTTGTACCCAAACGTTTACCTTCATCAACCACATAAAATTGACCGAATAAATTTTCATAACCATTGCTTGCAGGACTTGCTGTTAACCCTACCCTACGCTCGAAATGCATTAATATTTTTTTAAATTCTTTGAATCTATTTGATGTTGAATGCTTTAACTTAGAAACCTCATCGAAACAAATATGTTTAAATGGCATTTGTTTATTTTGATTAATAAAGTAATGTTGAAGTTGAGCTGTGATCCATACTAAATTTTCGTAATTAGTTAAATAAACATCTGCAGATGTGAACAATGCTTTTTGACGTTTTTTTTCTGTTCCCAAAATTGAAGAGAATTTTAAATTATTAGCATGTGACCACTTTTCCGCTTCTTGTCTCCAAGTTAATTGACAGACGGTTTTAGGAGCTACAATTAACCAGGAAGCTTTTTCAATAAAATTGTTTATAAATGCTATAGCAGTAAGCAAACTAACAGTCTTTCCGAGACCCATGTCAGCCCAATTCATAGAGTGATTGTTTTCAATCATATGCATAGCTAAATCATCTTGATAAACATGTAACATTTCAGGGTGGAGCATTTGGTTCTACCTATTTTTCTAATTTATTACGTTCAGTTCGTGTCAGTTTTTGAATTCGTTTTTTATTTTTACCAGTCATGAAATTTGGTATTGTTTTTTCCACTACTTTTACAATGCGTTTATTCATTTCAAATTCTCAACAAATTGATCAACACCGTCATAACCCTCTACCAAACTAAAATTACCGTCATTATTTAAAACTTTCTGTTCAAACAATTTTTGTTTAGTCGTCATTTTTCCACCATCACGTTTAAGCTCAACAAAAAATACTTCACCTTTAAAAAGAACTATTCGATCACTAACACCTCGATTTGCAGGAGAAACAAACTTCCAACATTCACCGCCTAATGCTTTAACCTTACGCACAAGACGGGCTTCAACTTGTTTTTCGAGTGGTGAAGTTTTTGTTTTGATTGGTGGAGGAATATTCATATTTAATTCAACTTATCGTTACCAAAATGTGGCATTTCAATCATTGCGTCATAACCACTTGCTACTTGTTTTTTGTACTCTTCCAAGTGTTCTTGATACACACCTTCTGTAATTCGTGTACTGTTTCGTTCTTCATCCAATCGTCTCAGGAATGCAAAATATTCTTTTGCACCAATTCGTTTGATTAGTTCGCTATCAAGAGTTGCTATTAATGTGCTTAACAAATTAATTTTGTCGTTAACTGTTTCAAGTCGAACCTCTTTCATTAATGCATCTAAGCCGCTTTCAACATCTTCTTTTGTAAACATTCTCTAACTCCTAATTTTTTGATTAATTTATTAGCTTCATCAACGTAAAACTGAATATCCAAATCACATGGCAACTCATCTTCAAGATCCATCATTGGCATACAGCAATCACTGCCAGCGACTTTTGGAAAAGTACCTTTATCATTGGATTTACATTTAAGAATCGGGGTATCAGTGGCATCAGAACGATACCAGCGAATGGTTTCACCAAGCAGTTCTCCATCTTTTTGAGCACCACCTGTTGATTTTTTCAGCGTTAAAAATTTGGTTACATCTTCGCTACTAGATATGTAGTCATATGTGTCGATACCATCCTTGGCGTATGCTTTAACAGCATCGTAAATAATTTCATTGGAAGGGTTTTTATTTAATCCTGTCTTATTGAATATTCCGATACCCTTAACATCAACATCACCATTATCAGTTATTGCAAAATAATTATTAACATCCCTGTAATGAATTGAATCATAGAATGTATAATCCATTAGGAAGCCAGTATTAAATTCCCAATCTCTAATAACACTGTCAAAATAATGTTTTTCAGTTCTTTTTAATTTAACAGTGATCCCGTCAGTGTTTGCACTTAGTGCCTCTATTCCATTAATATCTAACTGCTCAATCAACATCAATAACAGCAATTGACCGCTAATCGTGGTATGGAACAAAAGATCTGGCGAATATAAAACAGAATATTTACTACCCAGTTTCCCAAATGTTCCATTGATTAAAATCTTCAACGATTGCTGAATTGCGTTGTATTTGTGCCATTGAGAACTCCCATATTCCGACTCTTTCATTTTTCGTTTAGCATCGAGTCGCTGATCGACGAATTTCTTAAATATTTCAACAAACAGCTCTCCCATATTTTTTGGAGTCAGACCTGCGGATAAAATCAGCCTCGGGTAAAAACTGGCAACATCTACATCGATAATTTGGTATACATCATCTGAATAATAAGAAGCCGCTTTATCAACCGAATGCAATCCACCCATTCCGAGCTTGTACTGCTTATTTGATACCTGAATTATTTGACCTAGCTTTGATGGAAGTTTTACTTTCCCAGAACCGTCTAGTTCATAAACAGCGTTTTCACATGTTTTTACTAAATCTTTAAAAAATTCTGTTTTAAAATTAATGAAATATGGAGCAATATATTTATAAGAATCTTGAGCTTTATTTTTACCTAACACCTCACCAGTTTCTTTTTTAAATTCGTGCTTCATTACACGTTCAGCAATTTGAGCATCCGATTTAGAACGTAAATCAATACCATATTCGTCTGATAATTTTTCACGTAATTTAATTTGTTCTGAAACAGCTGAATAAAGCTCTGATATTATTGTTAGATCGTTTTGCAGACAGTCATTTAACGCAGGCAACTCAACAGGCATTATGAAATTATCATGATGAATTGGTAACTCTTGTAATTTTTGACTTCCATTTCGTGCAGCATAAGCTTCAACAGATGCATCACCTGGAAGTATTTCTATCAGATCGATATGATTAATTTTTGGGATTTTAACGCTGTATTTTTTTTCAAAACGCCACGGTAAAATTTTGTTATTGATGAGGTCATCATTTGCTATTTTTAAATGGTAATTATTAGCACCTGATATATAAAGAGCCAGCAATAGAATATGATTTTTGTTTCCGTTATATGTAATAAATTGATTATCTTCATTCGATATTAAATCCTTTAATTCTGATAATTCATGATCTTTTTCATCGTTATACATTTTTAAAAATTTGTATTCATTCGATGAAATATTGCAAACACCAATCTCAAAATAATTTAAAAAACAATTTATATGTAACGTAAAGATTATCATACACAAGTACCGCAATATTTAAACAAATCAATTAGATAAACAGGAACCCCAAGACCTTTTGCTCGTGCCACATATTTACAATCACTGTAATTCTCTATAATCAAAACGCACGCAGATAAATTACCGTTCAATCTTGCATAATGTTTAGCTTGACCAACACATTCAGCCCACTTATCTGCAAAATCATATTCAATTGAAAACACATCATTCAAACAGTCTGTACGTGTATTATCTGAATTTTTAATTTCAACAGATTCAACAGGACACGTTTCATTTACATATTCACTTTCGAGCATAAAACGTGCTGCACTTGCCTGATGGGATATAAAAAAAACAGCAATCAGTAATAAAAAGCAGAAAATCAAATCTTTAATATCCATTACAGCCAACCGTTTGATTGAACTTCACCGTTAGCAATCTTTTCAAAATTAGATTGATTTGATCTAATAACCTTCAGAGCACGCTTGTAAAAATTTCTTAAATCAGTGTTTTCCTCTGAGTCAATTCTCAACTTCAAAATATTGATTGTTCCTTGAACGCCCATCTCTAAAATCCAACTCGGTATAACGCTATTTTTCATTTGAATTAACCTTTAAGTTTTTATCCCATTTCTTACATAACAAATTATCTTTATGTACCTTAAGAAGTTTTTGAACATTCGCCTGACCTGATAAATATATGGCAGTGCTTTTTCTAATTTTTGAATCGTTTTCATTTAAATGTTCGAAAACAAAATCAAGCAAATCCTCGAAATCTTCTCTATTTTTTTCAATTACATATTTATTTTTATGAGTACCTGTAACACCATGTCGTTTATACAATCTAGCTACAGTTTTTCTTGAGTAACCGACTTCATCACCAATTTCAGTAAAGCTGTAATATTTATCTAACTCTTTTAAAACATTTTTCATTTCCATAATTACGAACCTAAAAAAAAGAAGCTGCCCTGGGAAAATATAGTATGAAAAACCAGGACAACTTTAAAATGCCAGAAGAGATCTGGCTGGAAGGAAGGATTTTCTGTTTATGCAACGTACCCGAGTGAAACTATGTCATCATGACTTAAACCTGTATCTATTAAATCTTGATAACTTGCACCGTTAGCTGCTTCTGTCATTTGATACTCAGGTTGTTCAATACGTACTTTTGAAGTTTCTGGGTTTGATGTTTTTTCCTTGACGCTAGGCACTTCATCTTTTACAATAGATCCTGCCCCAAATGAGGCTGCAACATTAACCTCTGTTTTTTTATAAGGTTTTGAAGGTTTACCCTTCTCTATCAACTGAACACCTTTCAAATTACAACCGATACCCTTTTTCTGTTTGTACTCATATGTGTACAACTCGACCATCACACGAACTTTGGCTTGATTGTATAAATCACTATGACGAGATAGAGCAAGAGGATTTCCGTCCATATCCATCTTATCGGGAGTATCGAACACCTGTGGTTGATGAGTAGCATTGGCCTTACTGTTTAATATCATTTTTCCAAGTTTACTTTTGGATCTTGATTCGTCACCATCTCGTAATTCACCTGAAAAATTCCCAACTGGCTCTTCACCGCCGAATTCTGATTCAATCAACTTATCTCGTTGTTCGTTAAAAATTGCGATATTTTCTTCATCATCTTTATCTATACCAAATGTGCCAGAGAAAACCCCTTCATCATTCACTTTGTCTAGAGATGTAAAAGTTGCAGTTAATGGTTTGTTAGTACCTAAAATAAATGGTGCAGTTCTCATAATAAAATTTCCTTTACTTATATAAATTGGGAACACTAATCTTTAGTGCTATGCTACTTTTCTAAAATTTTCAGCTATATCATTGACCGAATCACGCTTGTCACTTTCAACAACTAATTGATTACTGCCGTATGTTGTGTTAACCATACTTTCGATTTCTTTCTTGATATCTTTATCAAGTTTTACTTTTCTGACTTGAGCAACCGATTTCATTTTTGTTTCAAAATAATCAGTTGGCAGTAGTCCCAAATCATCAAAAATTTCTATCATTTCGTCCTGAGGTTTTAACCATTTATTAGTTTTGCGACCTCGCACGAGCTTAAATCCTGGAATGTATTTACCTTCACTATTTGCACGCTTGTATGCTTCTTTTTCAATATCTTTCAGATAGGATTCTATAAAAGGTTTTCGACCTAAAATTTCAGATATTTCATCGTTTGTTAATTTGTTTAATTCACGTTCAAGCGAATCTTCATTTAAATCTGCTATTGCAAATGCTTCTGATATTTCCTTCATTACCATTTCCTTTCGAGCTGTACATTCGATTGCATTGTGACAAAAGTTACATGCGATGGATGGGTTATATTCATACTCACCACTTACCAGAGTATTTAAAACCTTATAAGATTGTAACTTTGCATCTTCAATGTAATCCGTTAAAAATTCAGATGTTGTGCTCCACGTTTTCCATTCATGCTTATAACCAAAACGTGGTTGCATAATTACGATTTCAATTTCTTTAAAATCACTAATTTCTTTACCTTGTTCTGCTATTGATCCAGCTGTATAAAGTAACGCTTGACCATTTTTTACTTCGCTTACCTCAATACCACGCCCGTATTTCAAATCCACCACGATGATTTTGTCACCTTTAATCATCACAACATCAGATGTACCATCGCAGTATTTATGTCCAAAAAATTTCTCTAATGAGACACGACGTTCTGGATATATTTCCCAGCCTGCATCTTTATAAGCTTTAATTCGCTGATAGCATTTTTCAATTTCATTTCGCATTTCATCCGTATAATCAGACTCTTCAATCTGACGATAGCACTCAGTTGCATAATCTTTGACTTCTTGACTGTTGTTGTCATTGTTGAGTACATAATCCAGATCCTTTTTTGAGTCAGTTAAAATTTGCTTTGTTGTAAAATTAATATTTAACGGAGATGTCCAGGTTATAATTGCTAACTCAAGAAGAATGTGTCCTGTTGTCCCTTCAATAGATGCGATATTATCGACAGCTATTTTTCTGCTTTCTGCTAATCTATATGCATATGCAGTACATCTATTTTTAAGCCAAATTTCGTAGGATGATGGACTCAAAATTGCGTGTCCGTTATCAGTAAAAATAAGGTTTACAGCTTCAGCGATTTTTTTTAATTCAAAGTCCATCATCTTTACCTATTGCTAAAATTAAGCTGCTTTTTTAGTTTCTTTAACTAAATCAGGCGATGATTTGATATCATCTAAAAATTTTGAATAGTTTGATGGCTCAAGCTCATCCATTGTTTTTGAATATTTATTCAAGCAAGCCATAATTGTGGCTGGACCTTTAACTTTCATTAATGAAGCCACTTCTTTTTGAACATCTTCTTTTGTAAGTTCTTTATCATCTAATTGAACAGCCTGTGGAGGAACACCAAAAGGAATATCGTCGGTGCAATCAAGCTGACGTTCTTGTTTAACTTCTACTTTACTAACTACCGTTTCTTGTTCTACTTCTTGCTCTACTTCTTGTTCTACTTCTACTTCTTTACTTTTTTCAACACTTAATAAACGTGTTTCGAAATCTTTTACAACACTTGTTAAGTTAATTACTGCTTCTGTCAAACTTTTTAATTCTTGCTCAATCATTTTATTCATCCTTTAAAAACATTCTTTGTTTCAATGATGAATATTACAGCATACTTTTAATTACATTGCAAGATTTATTTACATCCTTTTAAATAATAATAATTTATATTCATCACATATAACAAACATAAACACTTAAGTGACTGTATTAAAAGCCTTTCTCTACACTTTAAATAGCATTACTTTAAATTCAACTTATTTTTAACACAAATCAAAACTCACAGATTACAATTTAATTCATCATTTTAATTAATTTTCTTTACTTTTCATCAGTTATACCTTAAAATATTTCATCATATTAAATAAATCAAGGAGATTAAAAAAATGACTAAACGAAAACGAGGAAGACCACCTGGAACTACAACAGGTGCAGGAATACGTTCTACTATTGTTTTAGATAAGTGTATTGACGACAACTTAAAAGAAATAATGGACGAGAAGGACAAGCGTAAAGCGACATTAGTTTCTGAAATCATAACTAAATATTTGGATTTATATAAGAATGGTACTGATATTTTAGATGACAAAATAACGATAGGTGAACCACCTTCTTATATAACAGATGATAATATTCCTGTTGATGTTGAATATGCAGAAGCACATCAAGATGAGGAACCAGAATACTGTGAAGCGCCTGAACAAACACAAGAAGAGATTCGAGAGTTTGGAGAGCAGGTAAATATGATTCATAGACTTGCAGATGAATATCTTATGAAAATGTTGAAGAATGGAGTTGATTTAGCTCCTGAGAAAAAATATGTAGAGGCGATGGCTTACGCACAGAAACGATATGATGAATTAAATAAAAAAAATAGGAAGGATACAATATGGCGCTTAAAACAAGAGACTATATTACTATCATTAAAATGGATCAGCGCACAGGTAAAGAGTACGCTGTAAAAGATGGTAATTTAATTAAAAGCCCTGCTCCTTTTTGTGGTTATGGGTGGGGTGAAACAGTTCATGTTTCAAATGTTAATTCTTTTTCAAAAATATTGAAGTCGGTTAGCGAAGATACCAACTCTGCAATTATATTAGGATATATACAAGGCACAGAATGTGGAAAACCATATCGATTAGTACCGAAAGACCGTTTTCTGGAGTTAGCAAGAAAGAATAAAAAGCGACCTGGTAATATTATTAAAAAAACCTTTGAAGTAGATGGTGTAACATATGCTGCACGTGTTAAAACCTTATATAGTCATTCATCTTGGTTCGGTTTTGATCGAGATTTAGTTGATGGTATGCCAGATTTGTTGAAACCTGATGCTAATTTTGAATATTGGTGGAAAACTCAAATGTATAGTTTTTTACCGATGCTAAAAGATGTGTCATATGTATGTGTTGGAAGTGCCAGTTCTCGTGTTGTATTTAATAATGAAGCTATGGCAAAAGGTAATGCTCACGTATATATGAGAGCTGTAGATGGTAGAGATACTGAACGTTTCGGTTCTGCAGCATTAGTACATAGCTTTAGTAGAGAATTTGGATTTCTTCGTCCTGTATTCGATTCTAAAACAAAAAGACAAATTGGCAATAGAAAATGGACAATATTTGACCCTACCACCTTTAGTCGTGAAAGAATTTTTTATGATGGGAAACCATCGTTAGCATCTGACGATGAAACATCACTTTCTGAAATGATTGATGTAATTTATATAGAAGAAGGAAACATTGAAGCAATAAATTTATCAAAAAATGCTGTAAATACTCGTGAACTTGAAATGCCGACAAAAGAAGAAATGGAAGAAATTGATGTTCATCTCGAAATTAATACCAATGGAAAAGTTACGACATCTGATACCAGATCATTAACTGGAGATATAACTATTACAGTTAAAAATCCTAAAACTAATGAAATATCAGAAATTACTGTATATGAATTTATTAATGGCGATGTTGATAGATATAGGTGTCAAACTCCATTTAGACCAGATTCTGTTTCGTGGGCAGGATATATAAGTAAGGAAAATGGATGTCATCCTTTTTTACATGATGTTGGAACTCAAACAACCTATCGATACAATAACGTCATTGAAATGTTTAGAAATGACAGAGTGGTTAAAACTAAAAAAGTTGAGAGTTCAGAAGACGAAAAAAATTCTGATGAAAAAATTGTGGAAGGCGACTTAATGGAAGCGACCGACCAAAGTGCATCTACCAACCCACCTTCACAATTAGACTCAAGTATATCAGAAAGAAGTAATCAAGAAACTAAAACTATCACTAAAAAAATCAACAATGAAGTAGATGATATTAGAATAAAATTACTTCAGAACCCCATAATTCCCAATCAGGCATATGGCTATCTACAACATGCATCATCTGAATCAAGATTAACTGAATCAGGTCTTGCGGAAATCATGAACTATTATTTTGGCCGAGTTGTTAAATATGTTACAGAGCACAAAGCATATTTCGTTTGGAATGGAGTACGATGGGAAGAAGCAAACGATGGAATCACTCGTCAATTCTATAATTGGGTAACAGAGAATTTAGCCATGTTTGCGTCTTCATTATCTGATGATGAAGTTGATTTTATTAAATTTGTTTCCAGGGCGTTAAATAAAACCTGTTATGAAAACACCATAAAACTATTTAGTCACAATATTAATATCATTACTAAAGCAGATCGATTTGACACCGTTAAAAATATTTTCAGTGTTGGTAATGGCTATATTGATCTGAATGTAAAAAATGGAAAGCTCGTGGGATTCAAAGAACCTGATATCAAAATGCTTTTAACAAAAGGTATTGAAGTTAATTATGATAAAAACGCAACTTGTCCAGAATTTGAAAAGGTAATGATGGAAATAATGTCTCATGATAAAGAAATGGTGGATTATATTCAGCGTCTGATCGGCTATACAATGCTCGGTCGTCCATACGAAGATATAGCAATTTTTTTAAAAGGCGAAGGGAGTAATGGCAAATCAACATTCATGCACATTAATGAAAAATTATTTGGAAGTTATAAGTCAACAATTGATAAAGATGTTTTGATGAATAAAACATTTGTTGGTAATGAATCCCCCTCCCCTCAAGTTTTCAAATTGCGTAATTCCAGAATAGTCAGTGTTACAGAAATAAAATCTGGAGACACTATCGATGATAGCCAATTGAAGAAATTGTCCTCTGGTACTGATACGATTGTTGCAAGAGATTTTTATCAAAGTCCTGTAGAGTTTAAGCCAACATTTGTTGTCTGGATTCCAACCAATAACGATCCAATAATTAACTCGACAGACGATGGCACATGGCGAAGAGTTATCAAAATACCATTTGACCGAAACTTTAAAAAGGAGTTTGGTGAAGACACTGATAAAGAACTTGGTGCTCGGATTATTGAAAATGAAATGCCAGGAGTATTGAATTGGGCGCTTGAAGGCTGCTTAAAGTATCAGCTTTATGGATTAAATACTCCTCAAAAAGTACTGGACAGTTCAGCAGATTATAGAAATAACATGGATGCTTTGGCTTTGTGGTTAGAAGATTGTTGTATTTTAGGTGACGATCATGAAGCAACAACAAAAGAATTATTTTTAAGCTATCAAGATTATTCTTCTGCAACCAACGATCAGACAGTAAAAAATGCCCAAGTTTTAGCTAAACGTTTACGCTCGAAAGGGTTCACACCAAAAAAACGAGCATCAGGAACTCAAGATAGAGGCTGGAAAGGTTTAAAAGTTAAAGTTAGCACCAATGATGTTATTGAACAATTTAAGCAATCAGCATAAAAAGTAATAGTTTTAACATTTGTATTAGCCTGACTTGTTCAGGCTTTTTTTTTGCTTGTATAATGCCAGTGTTTATTTTTGTCCTATTTGTTTTATATGGGCATTATAAGGACATTATGCGGGCATTTAAACTGAATATAATGCCCTTTGTAAATCTTTTTACTTATCAATACCTTATCTTAATTATTCTTTAATTTGGACATTTAGGACATTATTTTTAAAAAGTATATATAGATATTGAAAATAAGCTATTTAAAATGTTAATTAGTTAATTCTGATCTATATAAAAGAGTTTTAGTAAATAAATGCCCCAAATGAAATTCTGGCAATAAAACAACGCAACATTATGTTTTTAAAGATATATTTACAAATAAATTAATGCCCACGTAATGTCCCTTGTAATGCCCATAAGCAAACGTGTTAAAATTTGAAAATTCCTATAAATAAAACTGTGAAAAATTATAAAGAATACATTTGTAAATATTTTTATTGACATTTATCTAAAAATTGTTTAAGATCGTTTATTATGAAATATAAAATAAATACAGCAAAAGTTATTCAAAAATTATTGATCCATGATGGACCAGGCAAATCTAAATATACTCTAACAATAACTGGTTTCGGTAAATTGTATGGATGTAATCGCCAACGAGCTAATACTATTATAAAAGAAGGTGTGAAAACCTTAGATGGCATTGAGAGAGTATGTGAAGTTTTCGGTATTAAACCATCCAAATTCATAGCAATGGCAGAAGAGTTTGTTGAAGAAGAAGATGAGGAAGGTAGTGAAATAGATCTTCCAGTTTATTTAGATAAGAATAAATAGCTGTATATATTTTTTGCTTTATTAACGTGAATGAGGGAGTAAATACAAATGATTTTGTTTTTTGATTGTGAAACAAATGGTCTTAGTTCAGATAACAGTGTCCTTTCATTCTCTGCCCTGTTAGTAGATAAAAATACATATGATGTTGTTGATGTATTTGATAGATATTACTTTATAAATCCTGGCGAAACACCAAATCCAGAAGCTCTAAAAATAAATGGTCTATATCATGATGAGATTGTTAAGCGACGTGACAATGCAAATTATGCAACCCATTTCGTTGATGATTTTGATGTTTATAATTTGATAAAAAAAGCTGATAAATTCATCGCACACAATTTTAATTTTGATTATAAATTTTTAGATATCGATTCAAAATATCATATTGATAAAAACTCTCATTTTTGCACTATGTTTGGTTCTCAATACATAGTTAATCTACCACCTAATAAAGGTTACTCAGAACCAAAATGGCCTCGCCTTTCAGAGTCAATAAAATTTTTTAACATTGATATGAGTATTTATGACGGTGATTTTCATAGCTCGTTATTCGATTGTTACGGAGTTTTAGAAGTTTATAAATGTATTAAGCAAAACAATTTAAATTTAGCTGCGTAGCAAAGGATATTAGTTATGTATAAGAAATTAGAAAATTACAACTCAAGTGAATTACATATCATTTATCAATCTGTAAAGGAAGAAATTCAAGCCGCTGTAAATAGAACAGATAGAGAGGAAATCGAAGGATTTTCATTAAGTATCGATCAGATACCAGGATATGTTGATGAATTCGATGTTAGTGTTGATTTTTGTTTTGATCCATATAAATCTTATGCCTTTTGTCTTGTTGAAGATTACAGTTTTCTCAATGAAGAATTAGCAAATGATTTATATGAACTAAAAGATAATGCAATTAAATATGTAGCAGATATGACGTTGGCAATTGATTATCACAATCAGAATGAGGCGGCTTAAAATGATTTATAACTATATTAAATATCAATTAATCAACAGCATTATCCAAGCTAAAAAAGATATTAGTTTTAATGATGTAACTGGACTTAGTATTAATGTGAATGATATTAACGATATCGAAGTTAATTTTTATCAAGATGTTAATGCTACATTAAATTATAACTTATTTTATTATGTAAATTTTTTATTATGTAAGGATGTTTATAATCTAGTAACATCTTCTCTTGATGATATTATTCTTAAAATTTTGGATTCTGAGAAAATGAAAAAAGCTGTGTAAAAAATCGTGGATTTTTAAGATCGAAAAAACGTGGATAAAAAATCGTGAAATTTTCTCAATAAAAAATCGTGGAATTTTTAGATAACAAATTGGTAGTTAAAGCATGAATCAAAATTTTAAAATTACTGAACTATATGATGGTTCAGCTGCATTAATAGCAATAGATTCATGCTCTAACTCATTAATACTTTTGGCAGAGATAAAAAAAATAATTAGAGATAAAATTAACAACTGTATAGTTTATTTCGATGAGTTCATCTACATCTGAATATATATACAGTATGAAATTTAAAAATAGTACGTTTGATTTTAATTCTGTTGATAAACATGATTACATATATCTTTATATATGATAAAAAAACTTGAGCAGTTTAATTGCTTAATTCAGCAGTTACCAATACAAAATATTTCTACCCTACTCTCCTTATAATTATCTTAATAAATATTCATCATAAAGATTTAATAAATTATTATAATAAAAATTCTCACAATTCATTTAAATGAAAATTATTATAATAAAAATCAATCATAATATTATTGGAATAAAAATTTTTATAATAAAAATAAAACGAATCTTATTTAAATAAAATTATAATAAAAATAACCATCACTAATTTAAATAAAAAGTCTACATTCATCTACATAGTCACCACTACAACTACACTATTAACATTTTAAAAGCTCAATACGGTTTTTTATTTATTATTTTAAAAAACATCCATCTACAAACACTGTCAAAAGAACTCACCAATATCTGTCTCAAATGTTTTTTCAAACTTACATAATGATTTTTTTTTAAATTTTTTATTTTTTATTCTGAAAAAAAAACATCCATCTAGCCTTAAGGGGTTCATCTTTTTGCATCATTCTACTCATATTTATTAAAAAAAAGATTAACATTTTTCAGAAATTTTTCGAACATTTTTAAATAATATGATGTTTGTTTTTATAAAAAAAAGATTAAAAAATATTTATAAGATGTTCATAAAAAGAAATTAAAAAAATTAGTTGTTGACATTATTTAATATGCATCCTTATAATATAAATACCGAATTACAAGTAATCCTTTTAAATAAAAAACAAAGTGAGAACATACTATGACTACTACAACAATTACAGAAACTAATACATCTACTATTGAACAACTACATGAACAATTGATGATAGAACTATATACAAATATTAGTTTAATCGATGATATAAAAAATATATATGCAATCAGTATTGACATTGTAAATGACACTATAAGCGTTGATATGTATTACAATATCAATAAAACATTTGCCCTTAAAAATGAAAATATAGAAGATGAATCAATTATTTACAAACTGTTGGATCTAGATGAAAAAACAATAAAAAATATTATTAATGAAATATTAACAACGAGAAGTTTTTTAAATAAAACTAAGAATTGGGAATTAAAAAAAGAAATCGAATTTAAAGATTTTAGTAATAATAATTTATTAGAATTAGAAGCCATTTAAAAAAAAGTAAATTTTTTTGTTGACATATGTTTATTTATTTATTAACATGAATTTAACAATTAAAATACATACTATTAAATAAAGGTTAGAAAAAGATGGAATATTTTATTATCACGATGATTGCATTTTATGCAATAAATTGGAAGCGTAAATTATGCGCAACTTTAGATGAACATTACTTGAAATAAAAAACGAGGTTAAGAAAATGAAAAAGCAAAATAATAGACAAAATCAAACTAAAACATTAAAGCAAATTAGACGACGAAATAAAATTGTCAAATTTAAAAACGTAATAAATAACAAGAAAAAAGACGCATAATTGTGTCCAAAATATTTCCAAATGGAAATTTAATTTAACAAAAAATAAAGGTATAAGACAATGAGTATAGATACAGTAGATGGCGTGGCACATGGATGGTCAAACGATTACGAAGCAACAACTGGAAATGGTTCATTACATACAGAAGGTAATGGGTTGTTAATTAGTTATAAAACGGTTATTGCTGTTAAGTATGATGATGTCGTGTTAATAGATAACGATAATCACAGTGTAACAACAGCACGACATATAAATAGTGCTATTAGTGCAACATATAAACATGTTATTAGATTACCTCAGCTTGTTATTAAAAAATATAGCAATGAAACATATTTCGGTTGGTACGATAATGTAAATTCAAGAAAGTGTGATAAAGATAAACATAAAGAAAATTTAGATTATTTAAAAAAGGAAGTTGAAACAAATTTATTAAAATCTAAACGAGCAAGAGTTAACGAAGATACTTATATACGTATTGCCAATGATTTAATCTCAGATCATAACTACTACATTGATTGCTTTAAACTTCGATATAAAAAAATATCAATTGATGATTATGATATTGATTCAATCAGCGAGAAAATAAAGCAAGCTAAAATAAAAAAAAAGAAGCAAGCTAAAATCGCTGAAAATAGAAAATTAAAAGAGCAAGAAAAAAACATAAAATCTTGGCTTGAAAATAAAATATATCATTTAGCATCTTCTAATTCACTACCAGTTTTTTTAAGAATAAATAAAGACGGTGACAGAATACAAACGAGTCGTGATGCTGAAATTGATATTAAACACGCATCGATTTTATGGAAAATGATTCAAAAAGCTAAGCGTATAAGTAAGGATATCAACGAAAATATTAAATTAGGTTTTTTTGAGCTTGATAAAATTTATAAAAATGGCGATATAAAGGTTGGATGCCATTATATTAAATATGAACAGCTTGAGAATATTGCTAAACAATTAAAGTATATATAACTCAAGTCGGGCGCATTATTGCGCCCATAATTCTTCCAAATGGAAATTTAATTTAACGAAAAATAAAGGAAATTATTATGAAAAAAATTATGGCAACTGATGAAGTGATCGAAAAATACAAAAAAGCTTTAGAAATAAAAAGAAGAGAAAAGCGAAAGCAAACCATAAAAAATAAGCATCTTTTTATTAGTTCAAATGAATTTAAAGGTGATTATTTTAGAGAAAATTACAATTTTTATTAATTGATATGTGTTTTATAATTTAATATTGAGAAATTAATTATTATAATGATGCTTGTAAATTAATTTTAACAATTAAAATAAGGAAATAAAATCATGAACAACTTTAATATTTTAAAAAACGACATTATTAGAGCTAAAAACGAAGCGTTGGAAGACATGAACAATAAAACGCTTAAAGAGTTTAGTTTAGATATAGAGATGGATGAAAGCGGTAATTTAACTGACTGCAGTGCTGTGTTCGGTATGCTCGACTATAATTCTTATTATTGTATTGAGAACGATAAGATTATAGAAGATTTATGGAATTTAGATACTGATGCTTTAAACAGACTATTGTCAGAAACTATTGATCTATATAACGATCATATAGAAGTGACTAAGTTTCATGATGATTTAATGCGTGAGGCTGTACAGGGGCTTAATTGGGAAGATGCAAAGAGCTTTTGTATAAGTTATACAGATTATATAAGATATACTAATGAGGTGGCATAGTATGAGCAATATAGAAGCGATAGCTGTTTTAGCTGTAATAAGCTATATATTAATACTATTACAATAATAATAATCACCATCATCACTAACTAGGGGCTTAATTGCCCCTTTTTTATGCGCTTAATATAATCATATTAATGTCATTGTCGCATCTATAACACTATCACCAATCATAACTATCATATCTATAGCACTATCATCAATCACATCACGACTATAACCATAGTACTGTCAGCACAACAGTCATCAACACATCGATACAACAAGCACCTATATATAGTTATACAACACAACAACTATATTAATAACTCATCTATATACATATATAAGAAGAATGATAACTAAAGCATCAATCACAATTCAGCCGCATATTAGATTTATTTAAGAGAATAATAACTATTCAAGCACATCATTCTTCATTCAACCATCATATACCAATCAATAAACTCTTTATATATCAATAACTTAGCAATCCATTGATATACCACAATTACCAATAAAATCAATCACTTAGAGGCTCCTGACGCTTTATAGAGACGGAACGGGCAAGGCGGCTCCCGCTTTTCGACAAATTTTTCGAATTTTACATGGGGGTTACTTCATTTACACAAGTTCCTCGGCGGCAAGTGGACAGAACATAGCACATTGTATATTATAATATTTACATATGTATATCTATATATAGCTAAATGACCACTAAATCTCATACAAACTCTCAAAAGAAATCACATTTCAATATTACTCAGCTTTCAGAAGCGTTTGGAATATCTCGACCAACGATTACAAAAATGTTGGGGAAATCTCCTGCTGCTGGAAAAATTGGTAGGAGTGATTATTGGGATTTAAAAGATATTGCAACACTAAACGATGTTCGTGATCCATATGTTCCTCCTGAGTCAACTAAGTCTGACGGTGACAATGTTCCTGAAGATCCAGCGAAAATGAAACCGTTTGATCGTGTGAACTATTACAAGGCCGAGGATTTAAAACAATCAACATTATTAAAGCAAAGAAAAAATGCACAAGAATCTCGTCTTTTAATTCCAGCAGAAGAGGTTGAATTTGCATTAGCTGATGGATTTAAGAAAGTGGCACTTACCCTTGACACCTTGCCAGATGCATTGGAACGGGATGGAATTATTGGTTCGGATGATATTTCTAAATTAATTGATTTGATTGATAGAGCAAGAAGTCAATTAGCACGTGATTTATCTGAATTATCACCAACAACAAATGAAATTGACAAACGAGGTGAATGGTGATGAATGCAGCAGAAATCATAGGACCAGCCAGAACAGGAATGTCACGAACAAATTATTTTGAAGATATCGAACCTATTTTTGCTAAAGAATTAGTAAAAGATGTTGGGTCAATTTTTGAACCTCCACGACGAATTCGTGTTTCAAATGCTGTTGAAGAGAATGTTGTCATAGCAACTCCAGGTGGTTTTTCAGGAAATTGGGCTGGTAGTCAAACGCCTTATATGGTTGAACCGATGGATATGCTTTCTTCACGTCAGCATACAACTGTAATTTTTGTTGGTCCTGCTCGTACAGGGAAAACTCAGGGACTAATTGACGGTGGTATTGGTTATGTAATGTCATCTGATCCGTCTGATGTATTAGTCGTTCACATGACTGAGGAAGCTGCTAGAAAATATTCAAAATTGCGTGTTGGTAGAATGATTGACAATTCACCAAATCTTCGAAAAATGCTTTCTGCTTCATCAAACGATAATAATTTATTACAAAAATTATTTAGAAATGGAACTGCGTTGATGATTGGATATCCAAGTCCAACACAGTTATCAGCTCAAGATTATAAGTACGTTTTTGTAAGTGATTATGACCGTATGCCAGATGACAATGGTGAAGGTGAAATCTATCCTCAAGCACTAAAGCGTACTCAAACATTTATGTCTGGTGGTATGTGTGTAGTTGAAAGCTCACCTGGACGAGATTTTCTTGATGTTAATTGGAGACCAAGTTCACCTTTTGAAGCACCGCCAGTAGGCGGAATTCTTGGCCTATACAACACAGGAGACAAAAGAATATGGCACTGGAATTGTCCAGATTGTAGTGATGAATTTCCACTTATTCCTGGATTAGATTTATTCAATCTTCCTCAATATGAAGAATTAATTGATCAAATTCTAGTTACATCTCCTAAAAAAGCGGCTATTGAACTAGCTGATATTGCGTGTCCAAAATGTGGATGTATTTTAGAACATCGTCATAAAAACGAGATGAATCTAAATGGTTTATGGTTGCCAGAAACTTGTAATCCATCATCTGTTGCTTCTTTTTGGTTATCTGGTACAGCAGCAAAATTTCAAACTTGGGAATCACTACTTGAAAAAGAATTTCTGGCATTAAAACACTTCCACCAAACTGGAGAAGAAGAAAAACTCAAAGCCACTCGAAATACCGATCAGGGCATCCCATACATTCCTTTTGCAGCTGCTGAATCAATGACAGCAGAAGATTTAATGGCTCGTGCAGAAGATTTACCAAAAAGAAAAGTACCTCATGGTGTCAAATTTCTAATAGCATCAGTTGATGTTCAAGCAAATAAATTTGTTGTTCAAGTTCAAGGTTTTGGTCGTTTTTTAGAAAGTTGGATTGTTGATCGATTTGATATCGTTTTATCGGATCGTGATCGTCACGGAGAAAAAGCATTACTAGATCCTGCTGCATTTAAAGAGGACTGGGATGTTTTAATCGATCAGGTTATTAACAAACGATACGAGCTTGATGATGATAGCGGTCGAGAAATGGGAATTATTAAAACAGTATGTGATTCTGGTGGTAAAGAAGGTGTTACAGAAAATGCCTATCAATTTTGGAAAAGATGCAAAGATATTGGGTTGCAAAAAAAGTTTGATCTGTTGAAAGGTGAGCGTCCAGATCGAAAAGCGAATAAACCAATGATTTATAAGACCTTATTGGATAAATCATCAAAAGCAGCAAGAAAAGCAAATGTCGGCGGCAAGTTGAACTTATTTTTAGTAAATACTACAATAGTCAAAGATGCAGTAAATGCAAACCTCAAGCGCACCTCCCCTGGAAAGGATTATATCCACTTTCCTTCCTGGTTGCAAGAGTTTTTTTATAAGGAACTTGTTGCAGAAATCAGGACAGAGAAAGGTTGGGAAAATAAATCACGCTCAAGAAACGAAAGTTTCGACCTCCTTTGTTACGCAAAATCTGCGTACCTAATACTTATGGATGATTATTGGCGTAGTGATATCAATTGGGATTCTCCCCCAGCATGGGCTGAAAAATGGGATAACAATTCTGAGGTTAGCGATATAAACAAATTTGAAACAGCTGCAAAACAAAGCAATGCAGTTGTACATAGACGACCACGAATGAGAATGAAACGATAAACATGGCTTGGACACAAACGGATTTAGACAATATTGAAAAAGCTATGGCATCAGGCCAGCGTAAGGTTCGTTTGGGTCAACGTGAAGTTGAATATCATTCTATTGAGCAAATGATAAAAGCTCGTGACTTTATTAAAGCAGATGTTGCAAAAACTACAGCAGTAGTAAGACGACCATCTGCCTATAGATCAAGAACATCAAAAGGTTTATAAGTGGCACGTAATAATAGAAAAATTAAACAATCTGCTAAACAGCTTATTAAGCGACACTCTACACGTGCAATTAAACCTGTTAAAAAGAGCGCTGATCAGCGTGCATATGAAGCCTCTTCTAATGGCCGTCGTCTTGGTGGGTGGGACTCCCCTTCTCTTTCACCTACCAATGCGATTACCACAGAGCTTGAACTTTTACAGAGACGTAATCGTTCAGCAATTAGAAATAATCCGTGGGTAGCACGTGCATTAAAAGCAGATGTAGCAAATGAGATTGGTACTGGAATTGTTCCACGACCTACTACATCTGATGACAGATTTAATAAAGAAATTTTAGATTTGTGGAATGATTACATCCATTTTGCTGATATTAATTCAAATTTAGGCGTGTACGGAATCCAATGGCAGGCATCACGAGCAAGAAAAGAATCTGGCGAAGCATTTATTAGAATTATTCGTCGTAGAAATGCAGAAGATTTGCCAGTTCCCTTACAGTTTCAAGTTTTAGAGTCTGAATTTTGTCCTGTCGGATTTAATAAAGAATTAAAAAACGGCTACAAAATAGTTTCAGGTATTGAAGTAAACAAGTATGGTCGAGTTGTTGCTTACCATATTTATCCAAAACATCCCTCTGATGAAAGTGTAAGTATTCACGACTTAATTCGTATTCCAGCATCGGATATGCTTCATCATTTTATACCAAATCGTCCAGGTCAGTTACGTGGTGAGCCTAGTGGAACTCAATCAATGGTTCGAGCATATGTATTTGATAAGTATGATGATGCAGAGTTAGGTAGAAAAGAATCAAGAGCACATTTTACTGGTGTTATTCGCAGACCAGAGTATGGAGAGCAAGACTATAAATTTGATCCAATTTCTGGTGAGCCAATAAGTAAGGACGATTCAGAAGTACCAATGATTGAAATGGAAACTGGTACGTTTCCAAATTTACTACCTGGTGAAGATGTTACCCTATTTGAAGGTGATGACGCAGGTAGAGGATATAAAGATTATCAACATTATCAGCTACTTGGCATTGCAGCTGGCTGGAATGTCCCGTACCAATTGATGAGTGGTGATTACACTGAAATCAATGATCGTTTGTGGCGTGCCATTATGAATCAGTATCAGCGTGAAGTTGAGCAAGTTCAAGATTTATTTGTAATCGCTCAAATTTGCAGATTGATGTGGAATGCATTTGTTAAACGAGCAATTTTAGCTGGAGTAGTTCAACCACCAGAATCATATAAAACAAATAAATTTGATTATTTGCGTTGTTTACATAGACCTCAATCTTGGAAGCATATTCATCCAACGCAAGATATTGAAGCAAAAATTTTAGAAATAAATGCTGGTTTAACTTCTAGACAACGAGTTGTAGATGAGACACGAAGAGAATCTGTTGAAGAAATTGATAGACAGCGTGCAGAAGATTTGCAGCGTGAAGAAGAACTTGGTTTAAATTATGGAGAAACGAATGAAGAACCCTTTGAAGATGCTGCGTAGATTGTTTGATAAAAATCCAGACAGTTTTGCAGTAGCTAATTTATATTCAAAAATGTCTCAACCATTATTTGTTCATCCTGAACTAGGTGAGAGTGTTGTTAGATCTTATTTTGAACTTTTTAAAAGTTCTGACATGCTTTCTCCCATCATGGATAATATGTCAAGTGGCACTTTTATGCAAGATGGAATTGCTGTTTTGGATATTTCTGGTGCTTTAGTAGCACGTGAAGAAGCGACTCCATGCGGCCAATCCCCTGTCAGTTATGAAGGATTAAAAGCTGAAATTTCTGATTTATTAATAAACGAAGAAATTCATACAGTTGTTGCAAGAATCGATTCTCCTGGCGGAATGGCTGCACAGAATATGGATTTATCTGATTTCATTTTTTCCTCTCGTGGTCAAGGTACAAAGTTGATTGCGATGGTTGATGATATGGCCTACTCCGCAGCATATGGAATTGCTTCTGCATTTGAAGAAATTTGGGTAACTCGTACAGGTGGTGTTGGCTCAGTTGGTGTTGTTAGTTATCACGTTGATCAGTCGGAGGCTAATGCAAAAGCTGGTGTAAAAATCGAATATGTCTATGCTGGCAATAAGAAAGTTCAAGGAAATCCAAATGAGCCATTGAGCGAAGAAGGACGAATTGAGCAACAGAATGAAGTTGACCGTCTATACAATATTTTTACTGCAACAGTAGCCAGAAATTTAGGGTTAAGTATTGATGACGTAAAAGCAACTGAGGCAGGAACATTTCACGGCGAAGAAGCAATTAAAGTCGGTTTTGCTCATAAATTGGGAACATTCGATGAGCTTTTATCCAGCTTGCTTTCAAATGATTTAGATGAAATCGAAGATGCTGAATTCAGTTTACTTGATGAAAAAGAAGGTATCGATTTAGAAGTTGAAAAATCTTTTGTTTCATTAGAGAAAACTCCTAAGTCTGAGATTGCAGAACAAGCCTTAGAAAATAACGAAACAAATTTAATCAAATCACGTTTAGAAGATCTGGACAAAGATACTATTCAAGAAATTTTAAATCTAATCAAAGAAGAACAAGAACAAGTCAAGAAAGAATCCGAACAGTTCAAAGAATACGTTACAGAAGTTAATGCAATCTGTATGGCTGCTGACGTACCTGCACAAGCTCAAAAGTTTATTGAAGAAGAGCTTCAAATCGAGCAAATCAGAGAAAAAGTTTTGGAATTAACGAGCAACGAAAACGTTGAAATCGAGAGTTCCACAAGTGTTGCTGTCGTGAATAGCAATGCTAAATCAAGCTCGCACTATAGCGACATTTATGCAAAACGCAAAGCGCAATGCAACATTTAATCTTAATTAAGAGGTAACTGAAAATGTTAACTGAAGGTAATTATAAAGCTGAATTTTTGCTTTCCGAAGCAAATGGAACTCAGTCTAGAGATCAGATCACAGTAGCTAGTGGTCAAAATTTAACTGCTGGAACTGTGATCGGAAAAATCACTGCTGATGGTAAATACGCTGCATATGCAGATGGTGCATCGGACGGAACTGAAACTGCTGCTGGAATTATATTAGCAGATGTTGACGCAAGTGCTGCTGATGCTGAGGGTGTCATTATCAATGGTAACGCCGAAGTATCTGGCGACCTGTTGGTTGGTAACGATGCAAATGGAACTGCTGATTTAGAAGCTTTGAAAATCAAAATCAGATAATCGATTAACAATTAATAGAGGATAATAAAATGCCATCTTTAGATATTTTTAATGATAATGCGTTTACAGTTCAGAGTTTGACTGACGCTATCAATGATACCCCTTACAAGCCTGGTCGTATCGGGCAATTGGGATATTTCGACGAAAAAGGGATCTCAACTACTTCAATCTCGATTGAAAGAAAAGGATTGTCTCTTAATTTAGTACCAAGCTCACAACGTGGTGCTCCTGGTAATGTTGTCAATGGTGACAAGCGAACTATGGTTGCGTTCCCTTCCGTTCACTTGCAAGACAATGCAACTATCATGGCTGACGAAGTACAAAACGTTCGTGCATTCGGCGAAGAAAGTGAGACTCAGTTGGTTCAAAGTATTGTAAACGAGCGTTTGGAAAAAATGCGTAATCGTATGGACGTGACTTTAGAATTCCAACGTATTGGTGCTATCAAAGGCCAAGTTTTAGATGCTGACGGTTCTACTGTACTAATGGATATGTTCAATACTTTCGGTTTGACCCAACAAACTCAAGTTATGTCACTTGCAACTGCTAGTACTAAATTAAAAACTAAAATTTTATCAGCTATGAAAAAGGTTGAAAACGTTTTAGGTGGTTTAGCACCTTCTGGTTATAGAGTTCTTGCTGGTGAGTCTTTTTGGGAAGAATTCATGTCTCATGACAATGTTGAAAAATCATATGACCGCTGGTTAGAAGGCGAATTCTTACGTCAAGATCCACGCAACGCTTTCTCTTTTGGTGGTGTTAAATGGGAGCGTTATGTTGGAAAGGTTGATGGAATCGACTTTGTTGGTGTTGATGATGCTTATTTAGTTCCTGAAGGTGTTATGGATATGTTTCTAACTAAATTTGCTCCTGCAGATTATATGGAAACTGTTAACACTTTGGGTCGCCCTTATTACTCAAAGCAAGAAATATTGCGTATGAATAAAGGTGTTGAATTGGAATCCCAATCTAACCCAATCACTATTTGTACTCGTCCTGATGCAATCATCAAATTAACCAAGTAACACAACCTATGGGTGGGTCTAACGACCTGCCCAGTCTTTTTCAATATTAATTTTTACGAGTTTTATCATGCCTGCCAAAATCGCTAGACAATCAAAAGAATTAGATATTGAAGTGGATAAAGGATCTACTCTTCGACACGCTTTCACGTGGAAATCTGGCAATAAAGGTTCAGAAGTTCCAGTGGATTTAAGCGGTTGTACGGCTCGTTTATTAGTTAAAGATTTAAACGAATATAGCCAAGTCGGAACTACAGAACTTTATGACATGACGACTGAAAATGGTCGAATCACATTAAATAATAATCTAGGTGAAATTGAACTTTACGTTTCTGATGAAGATTCAACTGCATTCACTTGGAATAATGGATATTACGGTTTAGAAATTTACTTCTCAAACGGCGATACGAAGCGATTACTAAGAGGTCGTTTTACTGCTTATGATGAAATTGTGAGGTAATCACAATGGCGAATTTCGACATCGTTGAAGTCGATAAAAACAGTACAGTAATAGAAACAATTAAAGGTAAAACTGATTTAGTTATTACTAAACAAGAGTCAATTGTTGTTACTGAAAAGGAAAAATCGACATTAATAGTTTCTAACAATAATTCCGAAATTATCACATCACAACCTCAAGGTTTACCTGGACGAGATGGTGTAGATGGTCATGATGGAATCGATGGAGACAGGCATTTTTCTTTTGAACAAAGCCTACCTTCAAACACGTGGGTAGTCACTCACAATTTAAATAAATTTCCCTCTGTAACTGTTATAGATAGTGCCAATACGGAGGTCGAGGGCGGTGTTGAATTTATAGATATCAATACTGTTCAAATTAGTTTTTCAGCAGCTTTCTCAGGGAAGGCATATCTTAATTAAGAGGATTTTACAAAATGGCATCTCCTAAAAAATTTTTAGTCAGTATTAATTTAAACAAAAACGAATTACAAAATTTTGTAGTTCACAATTTGGCATCTGCACCAACTTCACCTTCAGAAGGTCAGGCATATTTTAATACTGGTGATAGTAAATTCTATATGTACATCAACAGCTATTGGGTTGATATTACGGGTAACGTTACAGTTGTTACATCAAGCACTCCAGCATTGACTGTAGATTTAACCGATCCATCTGCACCAGATTTAACTATTGCAGATGCTGATGGTACAAATAGCGGTTTATTAACTTCTGCTTTTTATAATGATTTGTTAAATGCAACTTCAAATGCTACTGCAAACACATTAGTTAAACGTGATGCAAATGGTGATGCAAGTTTTAATGAATTAACGGTAACGACAGGCATTACAGTCGGTGGTGAATCAGTTGCTACTGAAACGTTTGTTAATAATTTAGTTTCATCCGGTATGACTATTAAAGGTGATATTGATGCTTCTACTAATCCGAATTATCCAGCTGCTATTGTTGGTGACTCTTATCATATTACAGTTGCAGGAAAAATTGGTGGAGCAAGCGGCGAAGATGTAGAAATCGGCGACATGATTGTTTGCAAAACTGATTCAGGTATTGGTGGAGATCATGCAAGTGTCGGTGGTGATTGGTATGTTTTACAGGCTAATGTTGGTCAAGCAACCGAAACAGTTATTGGTTTATCTCGTATCGCAACATCAGCTGAAGTTACTGCTGGAGTCAATGATAGTACATATATTACGCCTTTAAAATTGGCTAACGCATTATCTGGCTTAGGTATTGGTAATGTTAATAAATTTGTAGCAGTTATTGGCGATGGAACTAACACCTCATTTAATACAAGTCATAATTTAGGTGAACAATATTGTAATGTTCAAGTTTATGATGCCGTTAGCAATGAAGAAGTTATCGCAGATATTCAACTAGAAAACAGCAATAACGCAAAAGTTAAATTCAATCAACCTCCTACTCTTAACCAATACCGTGTAGTTATTGCAGGATAAAATGGCTAAGCAGTTTAAAACAAACATCGAGGTTCAGAGGGTTACAGGTTTAGACCTGCCTTCTGATCCCTTAGATGCTGCAAGTAAAGAATACGTTGATTCCGTAGCTGGAACTGGTGGTTCAGGTTCATTCCTGCCCTTCTGGACAGCTGACGGTAATCAAAATTGTATTGCTCTTAATACTGCCTATTTACCATTTTGGTTATCAGACGGTACTCAAAGCAATATAAATTTAGGATGTTAGAATGGCTGACGTTATACCAATTAAATTACATTCACCTGAACCAGGATTAGCTGAATTTGAAAGCGGTGATACTATCGCTATAGCAACTGGTGGTACAGGTGCAACTACTTCTAACGATGCTCGTTTAAATTTGGGTGCTGCAAGCCAATCCGATTTAAATATAGTTAGTACAGCTTTAGCTGGTAAAGCACCAATAAACCATAATCATGACTCATTATATATTTCCAAAACCCCTACGTTAATAAATAGTCAACCACACATTGTTTTTAATGATAATACTCGAACCAAAATATTATCAACAACAATGAATAATTTTCTTTGGGCAGAGGCGAAAATTAATAACAACGAATGGATGCAAATTGGACACGCCGTTGATACTCAAACAGGATATATAATGCCATTTAAAGGAACGATTGTAGGGGTTGCTGTTCATTGTGAAAACACAAATGGCAACTCTAAAGATTTTCGAATTTATATCAATGGAAATGAACATGTAATTGGAACTTTAAACTCAGGTAATGATGTAAGTCTTGTTGATATGTCATTAAATTTAGACTTTAGCCAAGGCGATAAAATACGTTTGCGTGGTGGTTCAGGTGGAACAATAGAAGATACTGTTGTAACTGTTTTTACGAGATGGAGAGCTTAATGTCAATTATTAAGAATATTTCTCAAAACATTGTTAATATTAATGATATAGGTTTTGAATTACAGCCAAACGAAACTTTAGATTTAAATGATTTAGATGTTTCAGAATATCAAAATTCAATTGATTTGCCTGCGTTAATAAACACAGGTGTATTGGTTTATTTAGATGTTGATGGTGTAACAGAATTAACAGTCGAAGAAAGTCAGACTATTCATGAAGAAAAAACTGTTATTGATTTATCCAAATATTATACAAAAGATGAGGTTCAAAATCTCATTTTAGCGGAGCTTTCAAATATGAATTTTAATGCAACAGATATCATTCATTTACCAGTGTTTTCTGTTAAATCAAGTAATTTAAAATATGGTTCAAGTTCTACACCAGATGGTTCTACTTTTTATAAAACATTAACTACTCCGTATCATGTGAATCAATCAACCACATTAAGACAAACAGTAGCAGAAGTTTCAGGCTCAGGATATTTTACTGGATTAATGTTACCTCGCTTAAAAAATGACAGTGGTTCAAATAGAAAAATTGAAATATTTATTACAATTGACGGTACAGAATTTTCAGAAGAATTTACCTATACAAACGACAATAATGATGAATATAGAATTTTTATTGGCTCTGCTTACGGAACAAAATCTGGCAGATTAGAATCTGGTGGAGGATTACTAACTTATAACGATGATGACGACGATGATTATAATACTGTATCCAGCGATAGACGGATTCATCGTTTTGGTGTTGTATCAAGTAAGTCTGACGCTCAAATTCTTCATCCTATGCAGTTCATTAATGATCCATTAAAACCAAAAATTAAATTCAATTCGAGTTTAAAAATTGAGTATCAGTTAAGCAATTCTACTATTTACTCAACCAGCTCTTATAAAAATCGTTCTGTAGCATTCTACATGTTGGGAGATTACTAATGAAAATTATTTCACTTGATGAATATAAAGCAGGTGCATCTTTAGTAAATGATGTATTAACTCCTTTCGTTAATTTAGAACAATTACAAATTCTTCATTCTAACGGAATTACTGAAAATTTAGTATGGTACGCAGATGATGCTGATCCAGGTATTCTAAATATTCCAGTTATTGCTACTAAAGACTTTCGTGATCGATTCGGTATTTTAAATAAAATAAATATTGATGCTCTTCATGATAATTTAGAAAACGATACGATAGTAAAAACATTATGTCCTAATGTTACCGATCTAAATATTGAACAATTTAGAGCACCGCTAAGAACCGTATTTAAAGATTTATATTCAGCTGAAGGTGTTCATGTCGGCTCAACAGATACAATTAATGGACTTAACTTGTTGAGAGATATGGGAATAATCAACCAGGCAACAGTTGACACTGTTCTCGACATAACCATTATTTAATACAAAACGAGGTTATTTCAAGCGCTCGGCGGCAAGTGGAATACACAAGGCATACAGTGATACAATTATACATATTACGTCAAGTTAACCTTAAAGACAAGAATTATTTTACATTCATTTTGTAAATTTGGATAAAAGAATGAAAAAATCAATTTTATTAATAACTTACATATTGTTTTTAGTTGGTTGTGCCAGTACAGACGAAATGAAAATGGCATATGATGCTCAAGTAAAAGTTGTTGAGTCCCAAACTAAAATTGTTGATAAACCTACCCTATCTATAGCTTGTGGAAGTGAAGCTAATTCGTGTCAGGGATTGTCAGTGCAATATTTAGATCCTCGTGATCGTAACCGTGTTCAAGTTCCAACCATTACGAATACTAATGATGTTGTTAAATCGGTTGTTCCTTCTGTTGTTAAATTTGGTTCAACGTTAGTTACTAAGGGTGCTGAAACATTAATTATGCGTTCTGCTTTCGACTCAGCTGGCGGTAACAACTTTGAAACTCATAACACAACATCTGTTGTCGGTGACAATAACACGACTACAGCAAGCACTACTGCAACCAGAACAAACCACAATGGCGCTACCGATAATTCAAACAGCTCTGATAACTCTGACAATAGTGATAATTCTATTGTAGATAGTCATGACTCATATGACCGCCATGATTACGTTGATAGTCATGACCAAGTTGCTGAACCAACTGTAGTTGATCCTGTTGTAGTAAATCCAGAAGTTGTCAATCCTGTTGTCGTTGATCCGAAGGTAATTACTCAATGAAAAAGCTAATTTTGTTATCAGTCTTAATCCTCAGCTCAGGTTGTACACAGTTAATAACTTGGCACGATGACTACTGTATCAATTACACACAAGAACAACGTGAAGCATTCAGAACTTTGGCTGCAAACACTGTAAAAATTGAATGTGAACGAGATGGAAGTAAGTAGTATTTTTGACAGTCAACAAATAGAAATGCCTGAAGATGTTCGTATGCTGATGGAGATTAGCTTTAAGGGTTACGAGCAAACCTATGATTTTTCAGGTGTTATTGCACCTATTCCTGTTTGGAACGAAATGCGTAGACAGTGTTTATCAAATGATATTCAAATGAATGGATGTGGATCTAAAAGCACAGAAGCCGTACCAGACACTATATGGGGCTTAAGAATTACATCTATCTGTAATATTCATGATTGTACTCACGAACTATCAAAGTCTGGTAAGGATTGCATGTTGAGTAATCTTTTACTGTTAAGAAACACAGTCACGTTTATTAATAATAATTCAAATGTTTTTACACGATCTTTACGCCGTTATAGAGCAATGACTTATTACAATTTTGTAGAAGAATTTTCTAAATCATTTTGTAAAGGATACAAGGTTTAAAAGGATTTAATAATGCCAGATAGAATCGATGATTTAATTAGAGATCATGAAATGCTTAAGCGTGATCATAATGATTATAAAAATGATTTAAAAAATTTAACTAAATCTGTTGCAAGCCTTACAGGCACTTTAGGTGAATTATCTAAACAACAAATTGAAACTGACAAATCAATTTCTAAATTGACACATTCTCTGAATAATCATTTTAAAGATGAAGCCAAAACAACTTCAACATTAGATGCAATTGATAACAATGTTAATCAGATCAAAATTGATATGTCTGGATTGTTATTAAAGCAACATGAGGAAATTCAAAAAGCCGTTAATCCCCTATTCTCACTTGTTCGTGAAAATAAAAAGGATATAGCAGAACACAAGCTTAAATGTGAAGTGAGCCATAATGAAATGGTTGATTCAATGAAAAAAGAGATTGAAGGTAAAGGTAAGGCACATTTAAAAATGATCTGGACTGTTGCCATTATTATTTGGGGTGTTATTAGTTCAGCTGCTGGTTTTGTTTATACAGATTTAAAAGAAGATATTAGGAAAAACACAATGCGAAGCGAAAAGAATGCAATGTCATTGGTTGCTAAAAAAAACATTCTGAAAACGACGAAACTAAAAGATGATTAATACAATTTGTAATTTAAAAAAACGTGAGTGTGATAATTGGGGATGTGGCTATTTCGGTGCTTCTCGTGGTAGTCGCACACATAATGGTATTGATTATTTAATTAATAAATATGCATTGGTTTTATCACCAGTGTCTGGAACCGTAACAAAAGTCGGTTTTCCTTACTCTAATGATTTGAGTTATAGATATATCCAAATAACTGATAATGCGGGTTTTAAACATAGAGTTTTTTATGTAAATCCATCTGTTTTTGTTGGTGATGTTGTGGAAGAAAATCAGGTTATTGGTTCAGCTCAAAATCTTGATAAACGTTATAAAGGCATTCCAAATCATGTGCATTATGAAATAAAGCGCAACAAAGAATATTTTAATCCTGAGGAATATTTTAATGGCTAGTTTTTCATTAGATTTTCCTGATGATGATGTTTTAGATGTACTTGGTGATGATATCGAGGTAATCGACACAAGCGGAAATGTAACACCAATTCGGGGTGTTTTTGATTTCGAATTTATGAGCGATGAACTAGGCGGCGAGATTGATATCAAATATCCGACCGTAGAAGTTAATGATGAACTTTCATCACTTTTCAAAAAGAATATTAAAGTTAAATTCAACAACACGACTTATTCTTATGAATCAAAACAGCCTGGCGATGTTGGTAAAACAATAATCATTTTACGGTCAAAATTATGATTCGAGTTACATATGATGGTCGTTTAAGACGAATCCAAACATTAAATTTATTACCTCGACAGGTTCGTCGTGCAATTCGTAATACTGCTAATAAAATTACTCGTGAATATCGTAACGAAATCGGTAAAGAAATCGCAGTTAAACATAAGATTAAAATTGGTGGTTTTAAAAGAGTTAGAGCAAGAAAAAAGCTTGCTAAAGCACGTGGTCGTAGAGGTAAAGCGGTAACGTGGATTGGTGAAAATTCTGTATCTGCACATTATGGAAAGTTTCATCGGCAATTAAAAGATGGAATTAAAGTTGGTGATACATTTTTTAGAAATGGTTTTAAATTGAAAGGGACAGGTTTTAAAGGCGTATTTAAACGTGTTAATGGAAAACTTGTTGAGCAAAAAATTCCTTTAGATCACGCAAGTTCTATTGTTGATAGAAAAGTTAATCAAAAAAGAAACAGAATTACAGAAGTTTTAAAAAGTGAAATTGCAAAGGAATTAGCTAGAGGTCGTAGGTAAATGGGTATCTCAAATATATATGAATTTGAAGAGTTATTAGTAGAAGAGCTAGATAATTTAGTTCAACCAGGGATGATTTTTACAGCTGAAAATGCTCAAGACTTAGATAATGAATCGTTCACCCAACATACTGTTGACGAGGATAAAATTGGAATATTAGTTGTTAATGGTGGTTTTAAAGCTGATCCTATAGTTGCAAAAAATAACCAACAAAAAATAAAAATGTTTTGGCGTATATCTGTTGTTTGTCCAAGAGAATTGTACAGAGTACATGGTGGTTATAAATTAATTGAAATTGCAAATAAATTAAAGGGCAATCGTTTAAGTAATAACTATACAAAATTAATGATGGTTAGTGATGAGCGTGATTTTAATGCTCCTGAATTTGAAAATGATTTAGCTTTTCTTCCATCAATGTATCAAGTCGAAGCAATTATATAGAGGTTATTATGAGAAATAGAAAATCTAAAACACTTGAAATAGATGACACTATAGAAGCTGTCGTTGAAGTTTTAAAACTTAAAAAAGAACATACTCACGCAGGTAAATTATTTCCAGCAGGTACTGTTTTGGATGAATTAAAAGCCAGTGACGACGATATTAACTTCATGAAAGTTAGGGATATTGTCTAATGTTTTTCACAGAATTAAAAGTCGGTCATTCTTTCATGATCGGTGATAGTAAAATTACTATCGTAAAAAATAAAACAAATAAAGTTCTTGTCAGTGTTGATGCTGACAAAGATGTAAAAATTAAGTTGCTAAAGGACTCTGATCCTAAAAATTAGTACTTAGTCATCGATGATGGGTGCAAAGATTCGCACTCCAATTTAAAGCAAGAAGCTAGTTAATTAATTAACTGTTTTAATTGGAGAATTATTATGAGCGGATTTTTAGGATCTGGTAAATTATACTTTAACCGTGTAGTTGGAGGTGTTAGCCAAAACTGGCTTCCATTCGGAAACGCTACTAAATTTGAAATCAAAGAAAACGCTGAAATCAAAGAGCGTAAATCAAAAATCAAAGGGACTTATGGTCAAGTTCTTGATTCAGTTGCTATCAAGCAGCCTCCTGAAGTAGCTATTGCTTTAGACGATCTTGATAAAGATAACTTAGCGCTATTATTTTTAGGTGATGTTAGTTCTGTATCTGTAACGGGCGGATCAGTAACTTCTGAAGCACAGACTGCTAAATTAGACAAATCTTTTGAATTAGCAAATCGTAAAGTTACTAGTGTTGTCGTTAAAGATGTTACTGACACTACCACTTATGTTGAGAATACAGACTACGAAATTGTTAATGCTGATCTTGGTTTTGTTAAACCATTATCAGGCGGATCTATTTCAGAAGATGATGTATTACATATCTCTTACGACTACGCAACCATCGCTGGTAACAAAATATCAGGCGGAACCAACTCTTCTATTAAAGTCGCTTTGAAATTAGACGGTGAAAACTTTGCCGACCAAAGTAATGTTTTAGTTGATGTTTGGGAAGCTGTTTTAACCCCACAAACTGGTGTTGACTTTCTTTCTGAAGATTTTGCAACTTTAGAATTAAACGGAACGTTAAATACACCGTCTGGCAAATCTAACAGTTACGAAGTTCAAACTGATTTAGCTTATTCATAAACCACTTACGGGGGAATAAACATTCCCCCAATTATCTCATTCATGTCAAGTAAGGATATACCCTAATGAAACAAAAAACAATAACTATCAATGACCAAAAAATCACGATCAAGGAATTGACACCTCGTGATATCAAAAACGTATTTTCAAATTTGATCGAAGTTTTTTCTGACGAAAATTTAGATGTGAAAACTTTAATTATTGATAAATACGACACGGTTATTGATATAGCAAAAAACTTCGTAAACGTTGAAAACGGTGAGATTGACGAGCTTGGGTTCAGTGACTTAGAGCAAATCATTCCTGCTTTTAAAGAGGTAAACGAAAGTTTTTTAGTAATGATGGGACGGTTCGATCTGGACAAAGTTCTACCTCAAGAACAAGCAAAATCGACCCAGTAAAGCTCAGACAAAATTTTCATTTCACATTAGCAAATCTTATCGATAGAGGACATATCAACGTACTAGATTATAACTGGTCGTTTTATCTAGATGTCCTCGAATTCTACAACACGCAGGACGAATCAAATGGCTAGTAATAATATCAATCAGCAAATAATCATTGATACAGTTGATAACACAACACGTGGTCTTCGTTCTGCACAAAATAATTTGAACTCGTTTGATCGGTTGGTTAGACGTGTTCAAACTACCCTTCTAGGATTTGTTGGATTAAATATTGGTTCAGGCTTAATAACTGGATTAGCACAATTATCTGACAAAGCAGTAGATTTAGATTCTAAAATTGATTTGGTAACTAGTTCTACCGAAGAATTTACATACGCAAAGTCAGAATTAAAGCGTGTATCTCTTGAAACTGGTTCGTCTCTTGAAGCCAATTCAATCTTGTTTATTCGTTTGAATGAAGCCATCAAAAAAGCTGGTGGTACAACCGAACAAACAATTCAACTAACGGAAGTCTTATCTAAGGGACTTAAGATATCAGGTGCTTCTGCACAAGAGTCTGCATCTGTAATCCGCCAATTCTCGCAAGCCATTCAGTCAGGTGTTCTTAGGGGTGAAGAATTCAATGCGCTCGCCGAAAACGGTGGTCGTATTATTCGAGCTTTAGCTGAAAGTCTTGGGGTAACTATTGGTCAACTTCGTGCAATGTCGAAGCAAGGATTGTTGACAGCTGATGTAGTATCCAACGGTTTAATTTCCCAGCTTGAAATTTTAAATAAAGAAGCTGCTGCTATTCCGTTAACAATTAGTCGTTCTTTTGAAAATGTAAAAACTGAATTTTTATCAATGTTGCAGGAGTTCAAGGATGGTAATAGTGCTATTGCTAAACCATTTCAAACTTTAGCTGATAATTTAAGAGAAATTGTTAACGAGTTACAAGCCGTTGCTGTAGTTATTGCATCGGTGTTAGCTGTTAAATTGGTTAAATCGTTATTAGCGTCAGCTAAGGCTCATGCTGTTGCAATGAAAGCAACACTGGCACATGCAAAAGCTGTTAAAGGTAAGACTCAAGCTGATTTAGAACAAGATGTTACTGTTAAAAAACTACAAGTCACGTTGGCTAACGCTGCACTTCGTGAAAAACAACAAACCGTTGAAAAAATAAAACAATCTCAAACTCTTAATAGAATTAATTATGAGAAATTAAGATCAAAACAAGCATTAATAGCTACACAAAGACAGGAAGCTACAACAGAAGCGCAATTAATTGCGCTACAAAGACAGGCATCAATTGTTCAAGCCGCTTTGACTCGTAACACTAATATTTACCAACAAAATGTTGCAAAATTAACACCAGCATTAAGTGCTCAAGCATCGGCTACAGCAAAATTAGCAATGGCGCAAAAAGCTTTAGCTGCATCAACAGCGTTGGCAAACAAAGGTGCTATAGCTCAGGTTGGATTCTTAGGTAAAGTTGGTAATGCTCTTAAATTTATCGGTGGAGCATTAACGGGTTTACCTGCCCTATTCGCATTCCTTGCATATGAACTTGCAAAATTAGTAGGTGTTGATGTTACTCCAATAAGAAACTTCTTTGCATTTTTAATTATGATAGTTAAAAAAGCTGCTGCTGAAGTGTTTGCATTTTTTGGACTTTTGGATGATGAAGAATTAGCTGCAAGTTTGCAAAAATCTGAAAAAGTTTTTCAGGATACTGTTAATAATAGATTGGGACAGCTTGATAAAGAGATTGGAAAAATTAAAGAAACAAATGATGAAAAAATAAAATCTTTTGAGGAAGCAAACAAACTATTAGAAGAACAGGCAAAAAAAGCAGAAGCACGATTGGAAGAGCAATCTAAATTGATTGATGCGAATGTTGAGATCGAAAAGGTTGCGCTCGCTGATAAACTTGGAAGTAAAGAAGCGTATGAGGCCGCTGTTAAACAGTTGGAAGCTAATGCTGAATTACTGAGAAAAGAGTTAGCTGTTAAATCCATTGAAGAAGAGTTGGAACGATTAAACACTCATAACGAATCTAAAATTAAAGCATCCCAAGAAGCTAACAAAAAACTACAAGACGAGGATCTGGCAAATAATACTGCAATGAAGCAGTTAAAGACTGAATATTTCAACGGCAATACAGAGTTAACAGAAGAGGAATATAAGAAGGAATTAAATCGCTTAATCGATCATCAGACGAAAATTAAAGCATCTATTGAAATTAGTAACAGCGAAATAACTAAGTTAAATATCTCGCATCTTGAAGCACAAAAGTCACTTTTATTTAAGAAATTAAACTTACAAAAAATCAATTTGGATAAGTATGTTAAAAATGCTAAAAGTGCTGAAAAAGAAGCTGCTGATGCGTTGAAGGATACGGTTGATTTCAAGAGAAAACTATTTGGTGATGAGCGTGCAAGTTATGAGCAACAAGCAGACGCTACCAAAAAATATTACAAAATCCGTAAAAAATTAGGTGAAGCAAGAAAGGCACAAGAAGCTGGCAATTTTGAGGAATCTAAACGTCTTAATAAAGAGGCAGTAGAAGAGTCAAAAGAACTTGCTGAATTCTATAAAAAACAAGCTGATGCAAATAAAGGTGATTACATTACCTATAACAACGAGATAAGAAAATCAAAAGATGCTCTTAAACTTGTTGAAGAAGGAAATAAACAATTAAGTGATTCATCTAAGCAATTTGCAGAAGCTCAAAAGAAAAATGCCAAATCTATTGCTGAACAAATTGATACTACAAAAAACTCTATTCATAAATTAAATGTAGAAATAACTGATCTAACCAATGCATTAGATGGTAAACATACTTTAGATATTGATATTGAAGATGGTGTTGTAAAAATTAACGATCTGGACACCAGGATCAAAAAACTAAACCAAACCGTCACAGTAAAAGTTAACTACGAAGAAACAGGAAAACCTCCTCAAAAAAGACAAACTGGTGGAATAATTCATGGTTACAATTCAGGAGGATATATTCGTCGTAAAGATAAAGTTCCTGGGTCTGGTTCTGGTGATAAAGTAAAAGCTTTATTGGAACCAGGAGAATTTGTTATGCGTAAATCTGCTGTACAAAAATACGGCGAAGATTTCATGTATAAACTGAATCAAGGTAAAGATTATATCCAGAAATTTGCGACTGGTGGTTTAGTTAATGGTGTCCAGAAGTTTGCAACTGGTGGTGCAGTTAAATTCGAGCAAACTTATCGTAAAATGATTGAAGCTCTTCAAGATACATATTTAAATTACAAAGGTCGTAATACCTATATTGTTAGAGATGTTGCAAAAAATGTAATAGAGGCAGCACAAGGTAAAAGTGATGAGTTAAAAACAAATTACAACGATGCAAATACAATTAGAGATTATATTGATTATGTAAAACGATATGCTAGTAAACACTATCGTAATAGAACTAGAGCTGATGTTGATTATGCAAGAGAATTTACAAGAAAGATTAATTTAATTTTAGGTAGCGACTTTAAATTTTTCTATTCTAGCAAGGCTAAATCATCTTCACTTAAATTTGCTGATGGTGGAACTGTGCCAGGATCTGGACTTGGAGATACGGTCAGAGCACTTCTAACTCCAGGCGAATTTGTAATGAAGAAAAATGTGGTTCAACAGTTTGGATCTGATTTTTTCAAATCATTAAATAATGGTATTATGCCTCAACGATTTAATACTGGCGGAATGGTAGGTGCTACATCAAATTCTGGTGAAACTATTACGTTGAATTTCAACATGGGCGGCTCGGCGGCAAGTGGAGTGTTTCCCAATAATAATGATACAATTGGTTTTATTGAAGAGTTGAAACGCATCGGCGCAGGATCATAAAAAATGGCAATAACACTAGACGGGACAGCGCTTCCCGATGATTTAATATGGTCTGATGAATACGATTGGAGCACAGTATCCCAGAATATATCAAAGTCTATCACTGGAAATTTGATAATTCAAGAGGCATCTCAGCAAAAAGGTCGTAAATTTACTTTGTCTGGTTCAGAAGATTCAGCCTGGATTACCAAAGCCACGCTAGATTTATTGCAAGCAAAAGTTGATACCACAGACCTACAGATGACGCTAAATTATCATGGCACTAATTATAATGTCATGTTTAATCGTTCAGGTAACGAAAGCCCACTTTCTACACGACAAATTTATAACCTAGCTGCTCCTGACTCTGATCATATCTATTCAATCACAATTAATTTATTCGAGGTTTAATAATGCCAATTTTAACTGATGATATAAAAATATATGAATCAGACACTATGGATGATACTGCACAAGGTGGCGGTCAGATGACTGGTAATGTGATTGTTGATGGTCAAAGCAATAATATGTTCGAGGATATAAGCACATTAGATAGAACATACGGCGCAGTTAAAATGCGTAAAATTTTTCCAGCAGTTTTTACTCAGACTCAAGACAAATATTTCGGATCTCATTTAATTATTTCAAAACTTCCTAAAGATGAAAAAATCGGTGTAAATCTTTTTAACACTGAAAACTGGTTTGACCGCAGGCCAGATGCTAAAAGTCGTGTTGAAAATTACCGTGCAAAAGGTGCTAAATACAACGGTTACTTATGGGCAACGCAATGGAAGGACTCAAAAGTTTTAACTTTGTTTCAGTCTGAAACAGCTGCTGTTCCAGTGATCGGTGATGTTTTATATTTAACGAATTCTAATGAAAGTCAGACCCAATATGTAAAAATTACAGAGGTTTCTGAAAGCCTGCAAGAGTTTGAAGATGGTAACGGTAAATTCTTTAGAAACGTTGTTACGTTAGAAATTTCTCAAAATCTCGAATATGATTTCGTTGGTGTTGAAGTTGCTCGTACCCCATCTAATCCTGATGCAACAATCAATCAAACCGTTGTAGCTAATGCTGCTAAATACTATTCAGCAAGACCTCTTGCAACAGCTGCAAATAATACAGATTTATCTCTAACAGTTGATACTGTTTATTCTCAAGTGATCCCATCATCTTTAACAGAGGTGGCTATTTTAGACGCTGATGCATATGGAACAACTATTCCTGTCATTGAATCCTCTTCTGGAACTGTCGATGTATCAATTAGTCCAGGTGGTACTTGGAATGTTGGAGAAAAAATTTATCTTGGATCACCTTGTGTTCCTGGAACTTTTATAATTCCATCGCAATCTGGATCAATCGAAATAACGGACTCTGGCGGAAATCTAAAAAGAGATAATGTAACTGTCGGTTCTATTGATTATCCACAAGGCGAAGTTACTTTTTCTTCTGATGTTGCTTCTGGATTTGGTAGTGGCATTTGCCAATTTAATCCCGCAGGTGCTCCACAAACTGTAGCAGATACAGCAATGCTGCCCGTTGATGAAACTAATCGTGGTTTCATTTGGAATACAACAATATCCCCTCCCCCAAAACCTGATTCATTAGAAGTGTCCTATATGGCTCTAGGGGAATGGTATAACTTGTCAGATAACGGTACAGGTGGGATTGAAGGGGATGAAGCAGGTATTGGTTCTGGAACGATTAACTATGTAACTGGAACGGTATCTGTCACATTATCAGCATTACCAGATGATCAAACAGCGATTGTATTCACGTGGGGTAAAGATGCTGAATATTTCAATAGATCAAACGTAACACCAACTAATGTTGAGTATGAATATCAATTGCCAGATGCTGGTATTGCACCTAGCACAGTTGTAATCACGTGGAATGATGGTAGTGCTAGAACTGCAACAACAAGCGCACAAGGCGTTATTTCTGGTGATGCTACAGGTTCTGTTGATCACAATACGGGATTAGTTAAATGGATTCCAAACTCATTACCTCTCGGCGGTACAGAATTCACTATTGACTATGATACTGGTACTCCAGTCGAAGAGACTTTTGACAACCTATTAACAAGCGGTGGTGATTTAAATATCACATTGTCAAATACAAATATTATCGAAAATACTGTAGAAGTTGGTTGGACAGTTGGTATTGAATATATCAATAACCCCAACTTATTTAAACAAACATTAGCACCAGCAAACCCAAATCAATTTTCAAAAGATGATGGAGTCGGAGCATTAACTGATGTAGCAGGTTCAACCATTGATTACATAAATGGACAGATAATATTTAATCCTAACGTTAGTGTTGATATTAAAATAAAAGAATATGAAACAGTAACTTACAATCGCTGTTTTTAAATCGGAGTAATTAATTATGGCATCATCAAGACCTGTTTTTTGCGGTCCTTTTACGTCTAAAAATTTGTAGGTTATTTAGATTCTACTGGTACAGCAACGTATAACAATGGAGCTGGTCGAATTAAGGTTAAGTATAGAGTTTCGGACGCACCAACTGCTAAACAAGAAGTTTATACATCTGACAAAATAATACTTGATTTAACACAGGGATATGGTGAAACAATCGTATCAGGGTCTGTTCGTTTTAACTTAGGAAATAAAGCATATATTGATAGATTAGGTTCCTTATATCATTCAATTAATTCTAGCACTGGTGCAGGTACATTTGCTGGAACAATAGACTACAGTTCAGGTCGTTGTGAAATCACAGATTGGACACCTGGAACATCAAATAGTTTAGTTGTTGAATCACTTTTAACTACGTTTCAATCATCTCCTGTTAGTCAAATGGTTTTTCGAATTCCTAATGCACCGATCAAATCTCAATCATTACAAATTCGTGTAGTACCTGTTGAAGGTGGTGGAGAATTAACTGCTGTGTCTGCTGCTGATGGAACTATAACTGACACTGACATCGGTGGTTATATCGATTATGAGTCTGGTTTAGTTGAATTAAACTTCGGTGGAAAAATCGTTGCAGCTGGCAACGAAACCGAATGGTGGTATGACGCAGCTGCTGTTGATGGTGAAGGTAATATTTTTAAACCAAGAATGGTGTTTGCTGACACTATGTTATACAACGCAACCGCTCAAAGTTTCTTACCTTTGGATGAATCTATTCTTGGATTAAATCCTGTACGTTTGCCGCAGGATGGGCGAATTCCAGTTTATGCCGATGGTGATGTTGTTGTTGTACTTCATGATCAAATTACAGGCGGAACATTTACGAATGGAACTCAGACAGATTTGGGTCGTGTAAGACTTTCAAAAGTAACAGTTAAAGATGCTGCTGGGAATAATATTGATAGTGCGAAATATAGCGTTGATTTAGATACAGGGATAATCGAATGGATTGATTTATCGGGTGTTTCTCAGCCTATTTCAATCACTGACAGAATAGAAGATATGTCTGTTTTAACAGATGTTCAAATCACTGGGAAATTAACTTTATCCCAACCTTTAACACATGATTTTCCACAAGATGAAACATTAGTTTCTAATGCTGTTATTTTTGGTGACAAGTTTGCTCATACAACCATTCCATTCGATCAACAAACCTGGACAAATGAATGGTCTGACGCAGTGATTGGTAGCACTGTAATAGCTAATTACAACAATTCACAATTTCCGATTGCTGTAGATAATGCAAGTTGCATTCAAGAAAGATGGGCAATAATTTTTGATTCATCCAATACAGTCGATGTGATCGGTGAAAATGTCGGTCAAATTTTATCTGGAGTATCTATCGCAAGTGATATAGCACCAGTAAATCCAAACACTGGTCAAGCATATTTTACAATTCCATTAGATGGCTGGGGTTCAGGATGGTCTTCTGGAAATGTTGTTAGATTTAATACAAATGCAGCAAATGCACCATCTTGGATTATTCAAAGTGTTGGACAAGGTGAAGAAACAGATTCAGATTACAATTTTTGCGTAGAAGTACGTGGTGATATAGATACACCATAAGGAGAATAAAATGGCAGTTGGAATGGTTAGCACTTTAAGAAATGCACGAGCACAAACAATTATCGATGCGATTGATGCAGGAACTGGTGCTGGAGAAATAAATTTTTATGATGGAACAAAGCCTGCTACTGGTGGTGCTGTGACGAATTTAATTGGCACTTGTACCCTTTCTGATCCGTGTGCCACGATTTCAAATGGTGTTCTTACTTTTGACACTATTTCTGATGATGTAGCAGCTGACGCTACAGGGGTAATCACGTGGTGCAGAATTGTTGATAGTGATTCAAATACTGTTATAGACATGGATTGCGGTGAAGGTGGTTCTGGTGCAGCTGTTATTTTTAACACTACATCGGCTCAAGCTGGTGGTGTAATTACAATTTTAAGTGGCTCATTAACCGAAGGTAATAGCTAATGGGTAACGGCGAAGTGTCTTTATTGAGACCAGCACCACATTCTATTAAATGGAATCATCATGGCACTGTTACAGAAACAGCGTTAGAAATGTATGAGATTTGGGCTGCTGAATTGGGTGTACCAGATGCAGGAACAGATCATGCGTATGATGAAACATCTACAATTCCATTGAACCAGTCCTTCTATCATGGTCTTGGTGGCGGTGATTATGTTTATTATGATAGATACGGTTCAGTTCAGTTTTATGTTGAAGCCACTGCTCCATCAGGAACGCCAACACAAGTAATTGTTTCTGGACATACTGCTAACATATTAGATAGCGGAACCTACCCTGCTGTTATTTTGAAAGTTGTAGATAGTCAGCCACGTGGTTCATTAATGTCGATGGCTGATTTTAGGGTTCGTGAAAGCAACAATGTAACCATAATGTATGTGAGCGGTATTAGTGGATATAGTTGTTATGGTTCAAAAACAGTACAAACAAGTGTAGCTATAAAAATACAAAATGGTTTTGTTGAGATTTACTCATACAATTTAGCTCAAGACTCACGATGTGTTGATGGTAGTTTAGATTTTTCAATTAACCCATGTACGGTAGATACAGTTAATTCAGACAACATTATTGGTGATAATACCACACAAGCTACTAATCATATGGATTTTGCACTTGAAAGTTATAAAGTTTCTGGTGTTGTTGTTGAATCATTAGATTTAACCAAATTCGATGTTCAAGTTCATAATTCTGAGACTGGTTATTTAGTTCACAAAGAAACTGTTGATACGCAATCAAGTAATAATTTTGAATTGTTTTTTGCATTGCCTAATCCAGTTGCTGTTACTGTAACACCGTTAGCATCTAAGTGGATTGCTGGAAAGCCTATTGCTATTGGTGATGTTGTTTATCCAACAGATCCTTCAATAACTCCTTATTATTATCGTGCCACTGGTGGCGGTACAACAGACACAGCGGAACCAGTCTGGCCTACAAGTGCTGGTACGGTTAATGATAATGATGTCACTTGGGAATTTGTTGAACAAATGGCTCAACCTGTAACAAACGCACCTTTGATTCCTGTTTTAGTGGAGTAAACAGATGGCATATATTGATGTTGTAAACGGGTTAAATCCAATTGCATATTGGCGCTTAGGAGAAACGACAGGAACTACCGCATCTGATGAAACAGGTAATTATAACGGAATTTATGTCGGTTCACCTACACTAAATGATACTGGTTTATTATCTAATGATAATAATAGTTCTGTAATTTTTAATGGTTCAAATAACTACATTCATGTTATTGATAGTGCTATACCTGGTGGATCTTTAGCTAATATTGGTGAAACTGATTCTGGATATTCTGTTGCTTTTTTATTTAAAACATCTGCAACAACTACAAGTAGTAGTTATTGGATTAATGACGACACAATCATAGAATTTAGGCGACAAAAAGGCATTAGTACGCAAGTGCCATTCTCAATCGGAATGGAAAGTAATAAACTTCACGTAGGCGCTGAAGGTGAAGCGTCTGAAATTATTGATATATCAACATCAAATGATATGAATGATGGTGCTATTCATCATGCTGTTGCGACTTTTTCAAATGTTTCGAATAGTTTAACTGCGAAATTATATGTAGACGGATTTTTAATAGTTGAACAAACACAAACAGTAAGTGATCAATCTCTAGATGGAGTTACATCAAATCTTGTTATCGGAGCACGATCACAGGATGCAGGCGGAATATCTAATTTTTTCAACGGTAATATTGATGAAGTTGCTATCTTGCCTTATGAACTTACACAAACAGAAATTGCAAAATTATATATTTATGCAAAAGACTTACCCGTAAAAAATGATTATAAAACAACAGTAAATGATCTGTTACCAATAGCATACTGGCGCTTAGGTGAATCATCTGGAACTACAGCAATAGATGAAACTGGCAATTATAACACTTCAATGTCATCAGATTTTACTGGTGGTGTTGGTTTGTTAGTGGATGATAACGACACTAGTTATACATTTGTAAATGGTCAACATGGTGGCACTGTTGCTTTATCAGAAACCGTTAAATCGATTTCATTATTATATAAATTAAATTCTTCAGTTAGCAGTTATTCTACATTACTATCGCTGTGTGGTACTGGTAATGGTGATCGTGCAGTATTCGGCACTGGAGGAAATACAGGTAATTTTCCACATTTCGATAACAGCCCAGGTGTTTCTATTAACGCAGCGGGATTAGGTTATGGTTCAGATACAACTAATGCACATCATATTGTTGTTACTTATGATGATACAGACTCTATTTTATATATCGATGGTGTTGAAGTTGATCGTGACACAGGTAATATTTTTGGTGTTAATTATACCGATTTTATGTTTACTGATTATAGATATAACGGCGGTAATGAAAATAAAGGATTCCCAGGCATTATTGATGAAATGAAATTATTTAATACATCATTAACTCAAGATCAAGTTTTTGCTCTTTATGCTTCGAGTATCGGTGTAAAACTTACTCAACAAATTCAAAAATTAATATCTGGAACAATAACTGAAAGTTTAGCTATAACAGAATGGATCATTAGAGCCTATAACCTATCAACTGGAGCATTAACTGTAGAATCATCCAGTACAGACGGAACATTTAGTTTAAATATGACAGAAGCTGGAGATCCTGACTCAGCTCATTGTGTAACAGTTTTACCAAATCAGGGTACAGTGTGGTATCCATCAACAGCTTATATATTAGATGATCTAATTTTCCCAACTGATCCAATATCAAAACCATACTATTACAAATGTACCACAGCAGGAACTACTGATTCAGCAGAACCAACTTGGCCTGTAAGCGGCACAATTAATGATGGTAGTGCTATATGGGAAATGGTAGAAGGTTTAGTACAACCACAAACACATTCACCTCTTTTTGCAACACAACAGGCTTAAGGCTCTATGAATGGCATACATACCAAGCACCAGCTTCAGCTTAAATGTTGGAGCTTACACACCGTCTTTATCATTTAATTTTTCAGGATCACTTACAGCAAATATAAGTGGCGATTTAAGTGGTGCTGTTGCTTCATTTTCAGCAGATTTAAATAATCCATTACAAGCAACTATATCTGAATCATTAAATAATGTATCGGCTTCTTTTTCAGCTGAAACACCATTGCCAGATGTTCCTTATTCTCCTGGTGCAGATTTTACATTTAATAATGTTGGTTATGCTCCAGACTCTAATTTTACTTTTATAAATGCTGATCATTGGACAAGAGTAAATATTCAATTAGATGGTGTTTCTGTAAGTTTTTCAGGATCATTTAAAGATCCAACACTCTATGAAATAAGGTCACATTACACACCTAAGCCTATCAAGTCATTATTTGCTTTTGGTAATGTATACGGCGCTTATGCGAGTGAAATGTTAAATGATTTAAGTGCTGATTTTTCAGTTACTTATTTTACCAAATTTGAATTTGATAATTATACCTATGTGCCTGATCCCACTTATTCAAGACATCGTTTTGGAGAAGGCACTGAAGGTTCATTTAACAATGTTCTTGATGATATTGGTAGTGATTTCCTATCAACAATTTTCGATGAACAGAGATTTATAGCTAGATTTGATAATCCGTTAGATGATGTTAATCCAATATTTTCTGGCAATAATGAAGTTACAGCCAGTTTTGATAATTTACTCGATAGTACTGTAGCAGAATTTTATACAGGTAATGCTGATTTTGGTTCAATTTTTAGAGCATCTTTGGATGATACTGTCGCATTTTTTAATGGTGAATATGACCCCAATGTATTGCGTCTGACAATTGGTCGTGTTGAAAGTAGTATTAATAACGCTCAAAAAGAAAATGTTGATAAAGTTTGTTTTGCATTAGAGCAGGCTACTTTTCAATCTATCAATGTTATTTCCATCGAAGTTGGTACGACTAAAGCAGCTAACGAGTCATGCATGAGCGTGGATAACGGAACACCTATAAACGTGAAGACCGTATCTGTTCAAGAAGATGCAGAGTCATTAGATAGCAAAACTTGTTTTATAACTGAAAATGGTACTCCAATTCATGATGAATTTAATTCTGTAGTTGAAAAAGCTACTGGTACTGATAATAAATTTTGTTCTGTTAAACAGCAGATGACAAAAGTTTATCCAGAACGTTGGGAGTCAGTTAAACAGGATTCCAGTAAAAATGTTCATGATTCTATTGAAGTGGTTGATGTCGCTCCCGTTTCAGCCAGATATATTCCGTTTCCAATTGGTAGAACGTTCGAGTTCGGAACACAGTATGAAACTGTAAATTACGAAATTATTCAATCACCAAATCCTGTTCTTGTCCATTTTAGACAATCAATTGAAAAAGGAAGATTAACATCTTCAATTCATGGTGACTGGAGTAACGCAGAGTTTGTTGAGGTAAAGAAATGCTCTTTTATTGAAAAAACTAAAAAACCAGATCCAGGTGTTTCACCTTGGATTGATGACCCTCGTGATCCTGTCGATCCAGAACCACCTACTGGCAATACTCATACTGTGCCAGTTCAAGAGGTATATACAATGCAAAATATTATAACGGTTACGTTAGATGACGATTTAACTGAAATTCATGTTAACGATGTATCATTGAGTTTAGATGCCGACAGTTTCGCTTGGCAATTCACAGCGACATTATTGGATGAGTCTCAACGAACGTTAGTAACTCAAAATACAGACGGAAGCGCCAAAAAACTGCATATAACCATCAATGGTTATACATGGCATGTGCTTGTTGAAACAATTAAAACTACTCGTAGATTCAATGAAAATTCAATTTCAATTTCTGGTCGAGGTTTGACTGGTCTTTTAGGAAAGCCGTATGTTGAAGAATCTTCTGTAAATTTCGGTTCTTTACTTGGTGTTAATCAAATAGCAGATCAAATTTTGCCGAATGGATGGACTATCAACTGGTCAATGCCAACGTGGAATGTAGACGCTGAGGCATACAGTTATCAAAATATGACATCGATTGATGCATTAATGGATATCGGTAAAAATATCGGTGCTGTAATTGTTCCAGCACGTGACAGCCAGGAAATTGAATTTAAACCACGCTACCCTATTCTTCCTTGGAATTTTGACTCAGTAGCTGTAGATGTGGCAATTTCAGACTCTGCCATTATTGAGTTGACAGAAGAGCCAACCAGTTCTTATCAAGCAAACGGGGTATATCTTCACGGTAACGAAATCGGCGGAGAATTGGCATTTGTGCGATTAAATGGAACGGCAGGTGATAGATTAGCTACTACTGAAAACAACTCTCTCATGACAGATGTGGTCGGTTTAAGAGCATTTGGAGAACGCATTCTGGCTGGTGAATATAAACAACCTGAAATTAGATCTTTTAAGACGTTTATGGATGGTACATTAGTTCCATTAATCAATATTGGAGATTATATAGGAGTAACTGTTGGCGGAGTTGAAACAAATGGAATTGCCAACTCAATTTCAATTAATGCAAATCATGTAGAGGTTACTCAGCAAATAACCATTGGTGAACGAACTCAAAACTCTTGGGTAATGTTTAATGAGTTATTGCCAAAAGACCCGATGTTGGTAACTACACTATCCAATACAGACGGAACAACTTCATTGATGACGTTGATAGATGGTGGTGTTGTTAGAGTTAGAGGAACTGGAACTGTTGGTAATAAATATTATATTAGAAGCGGAGAAATTATTTCAGAAGCTCCGAATTTAGCTCAGAGTGAAATTGTATTATAAAACTACGTGATGGTGTCTTAAAAACACACTGTCATGTATTTATTTTTTTTACGACACGCTTATGTAGTTCTACGATTGCTAAACCATTATCGTAATGAACATTTTTCTGACCGCCATTTCTTAGCTTATTTATTTTACTATCAGATAGACCAACTTGATCACCTATTTCTTGATCAATAAGTCCTGCATTTCTAATATCTGTAAGAAGTTTTGCAAAGTCAGTTGTAGGAATTTTTCTTTTCATAATATCACATTTAAAATCGTGTCCAAAATCGTGTCCACGTGTAGGCAAAAATAGGCAAAAAGAGACCAGAATATGGTCACGATGGATTTTTAAGTGATTGATTTACATAGATATAATGGCGAAGAGGGGGGGATTCGAACCCCCGATACGGCTACAAACCGTATACTCCCTTAGCAGGGGAGCGCCTTCAGCCACTCGGCCACCTCTCCAAAATTTGATGGGTAGGATACCTTTACTTGCAATTTTAATCAAGTAAAGAAATACATTTTTTTAAACT